GGAAAGACATTCACTCTGGCATCGCCGCAGTTGGCCGTGCTGCCGTAGATCGCCGCGCTCCCGTATTTGTGAAATACCTCAGCCATCCTCGAGAGCCACTGCGGCCGGCGCAGGTACGCGCTGCTTCCCAAAAAAAGCATCATATCACAGGGGATCGCTCGAGCGGCCGCTTGGAAAGCGCCTAAATCGTGGCCGCTGTTATCGTGCTCGAACCATTCAACCGGATGCGCGCAGGATTCCGCCAAGCCGCGCATTTCGAGGGTTGGCTTGCCGCCGTTGGAAACAAAAATAAGCTGGTGCTCCATCCCGGCTGGATTCTCGTTGTAAGTGGCGATGAACCGGCAGGCGTTATCGAAAAACGCCCCCTCGAAAACTGGGAAAATGTAAACGACTGCGATTCTCATAAGCGGTAAGGACCATCAGCCCAGGCAGACCATTGACGTTGAATCACCGGAGTGGCTGCGCGATAGCGATCAGTATGCGAGCAGAAGCTCAGGCAGTTACTCTGATTGCCGCGCCACATGATATCCATGGGCAAGCGCCAGTGAACCGGCTCCCAAACTCCGTTCCACGTTACCAGCTTAACCGGTTTGCCGTGCTGATGAAGTCGACGCCAGAGCGCGTCTGAGCCGTGCTCGAAATTGTAGCGATCAGCGCGACTCATCGGCCGCGGGTAGCTCAGGAGCGAGGCGGAATCACAGGCAAACGCTGTTGTGTTGAGGTGCGTCCGGACAAGGTTGCTCGAGAAAGAGCCATACATACCGTTGCCGTATTTCTCCCAAGCCTCAGCCATCCTGGCAAGCCAGCCCTCGCGGTGAAAATAAACCGTCTCGCCGCAGCAAAAGAGAAACTTTCCCTGAAACTGCAGCGCCGCGTCCATGTAACCGCCGATATCCCAGGACGGATCGTTGCTGCGGAGGAGAAAGGTGGCGTTGAGCGGGAGGAAAAGCATCTGCGTTTCGAGCGGGAGCGCGCCGCCGTTGCAGACCACAATTACGCGGTTAGTCGCGCCGGGAGGGTTGGCGAGGTAACTCCCAACGAAGCGAGCGCAGTAATCGTGAGTGAGAGGGCCGCCAGAAACCGCGATATAAACAACATGGATCACGCCAGGATCCAGCATTTGGGATCGAGCTCTGCGCGCTGTTCCGGTTTGAGACGTTTCTGGATCAGGCTCATAGGGGTATGCACCTTGAGCTTGAGGGGACAAAGGCAGGCGCTGCAGACGTTTAGCTCCGCGTCCTTCGAGGTTTTGAGATCCATTTCATGCAAGCGCTTCAGTTTCTCTTTGATCCGGTTTGCGGCCGGGACCGTGAAGAGCTCCGTGAGGCTCTTGCCCTTTTCGTTCTTGGGACAGACGGCGCAGATTGCCGCCCTGGATTCTGAAACCGCTGCAGGCTCTGGAGGCAAGCCGCTCTCTTCCCATTCCATGAGCAGCGCCGCTCCGGCCGCAATCTTTTTCACGGCTGAAATCGCGTCGCGTACCGGTACCGAAAGAAGCGGGGAGCTTTCCGGAGGGGGGATCTCCTGGCGCGCTGGCTGGATCGCCGGGATGCCCAGGCGCGCACGGTTGAAGCTCTCGAGCTCGTTGCCCACTACGGCCGGATCGATGGAAAGCTTGTGCTGAATCAGCATCGCGGGATTTCTTTTCCGATGCTCGATAATCTCTGCCACCTGCCGATCGAAAGTATTGCCCTTGGGATTGGGCGCACTCCATTTGCTTTGGCTCTGGTAAAATTGCCAGCCGCCATTTGGGAAAACTGATCGATTAAATGTCTGCATAAATCAGTGACCGCAGCAGGAGGTTGCCAGAGGCACGACAACTTGTCCGGCCGATGGGCTCGCCGGAGGTAACTGCAGCCCCAGGCGCTGGAGATTGTAAGCCTCGAGCTCGTTGCCCACTGCAACCGGATCCAGGGAGAGCCCGTGCTGCGCGACGATCGCCGGATTTTTCATCCGATGCTTGATAATGAGCTCTACAGTCTGCGTAAAGGTGCTCGCGATCGGAGTCGGAGCTTTCCACATGGTTTGAGGCTGCAGGAATTGCCAGCCGCCATTTGGAAACGTGCTACGAGAGAAAGGTTGATCCATAACTTAGGGCTTGGGTTTGAGGATTGCAGTGCGGCACTTGGTTGGATCCTTGGCGCGCTCACTGGCTGTCTGAAGCGCCTGCCAGGAGTTGCTCGCGGTTACCTCATCCACGACTTTACCGGAGCCGTCTAAAATCACGTAAAGCTTTGCCGGGAGGACTGAGTTTGGGAGCGGGAGTGATTTCATTTTCGCGACTTAAGCTCTGTCTTTTGCATAAATTCCCGATGCTTAGCAAGTTCTTGTTCGAGCCAATCGTCATCCTCCTGCTTTTGCGCCGTTACATCTTTGAGGATTGCGATCAGGAAACCTTGCCGCCTCGCTCCCTCAACACCCGTCACCAGCGAATCAGCCATATCAGGGCTCTCCGTGAGGCGCTCTTTCATTTCCTTCTTTGTCTCTGCCTCAATTCGGCTCTTGGAAACCAAACGCCAGATCCGCCTCCGGAGCTCCGTGGCGCAATCCTTTGGCAGGTTGCGAATCTGCCGGCCGATCATCAGGTAGTAGATGGAAAACCAAAGCTCCGTAACGAATTTGGAGTAATGCTCATCGCAGCGTTTGAGCCGCTTTTCGCCTGTGTCCTTGTCGATAACAAATTCATCCTGCGAAACCGGCCGCTTGGTGGCTGGCCCTCCGAAGTCCACCACATTGACTTCCGCAGACCACACCTGAGCAAAGGTAACTGCCAGGGTTGACCGGCCGTCGAAGTAGAAGCTCGAGGGAGGGATCTTGTAACCCTCGCAATAGGATCTACAGAATTTGGCGATCTGCTTTTCAACTCGATCGCCTCCGGTCTGAACTGCGACGGGGACGGTTGGCTGAGCTTTCACCTCGATCACGTCGCGCCCCTCGATATCGCGGCCGAAACGCAAGTGCGTGAGAATACAGCGATCGCCACCCTCGCCACCGTAAGCGGCATCCAGCGAGACAATATCGGTTATGTCCGATCCTTCCCATACAACCTGATCGTACGCGCCGCTTGTCTCTGGCAGGGAGTGCGGGATGATTCTGAATTTCTCCGTGCCGGGGAGCGGCTTGCCTACGCATTGCTGCCAGTAAAGGGGATGGTCCGGACCATGGAGCCGGAGGACTGCCTCATGCTTTTTCCAGTGAATGAGATAGGGGTAGCGAGGCGGCAGGTTCTTGGGTTGATCCATGTTGGGTGAGTCGCGCCCATCCAAAGCGATCACCCAAGCATTGTAAAAGGTGCTTAACCATTCCTGCGTTTTGCCGTTGTCTTTCCACGCCTCCCAGCCGCCGATCGGTTTTGCGGCCGTGCACAACGGATCGTCAAGGTCCGTAGGGTTGCCGTCCAAAATCGCCTCAAAGTTTTTCCCGTACCAATTCGCGTAAGCATTGAGGAAATTGGGATGCATGAAGCTCACCTCATCCCCGAAATGGCCCAGGCGGCCGCCCTTGGGCGGTTTCACGCCGGCATAAGCGCCCATGCCCACCCATTGGCCGCCCTTTTTGCAGGGGACAAAGATGATCCCTTTGGTGAGGAGCCGCCCAGCAACGCCACCCTCTGAGATGACGTCGGGAGTTATGCACGTCTTTGACTCGAGGACCACTCCCGGCAGCCATGGGAACCGCTCTCGAGCACGATTGAAAAGCCCTTTGATTGCGCCCCAATTCCGGAGCTCTGCGCCGCGCAACTCTGTGCTCGAAATGATCCAGAGGGTATTGAATGGAAGAACCCACCAATTGCAGAGGACGTATTTGGAACTGATGTAGGTTTTATTGGAGTCGCCGCTGCCCATCATGATCACGATCTCATGCTCGGTCTTGCGCTTGAGGCAGAGATCACTCCAACGGTGATGATCATCCTCCGGCCAGAGCAGATTGAACATGCACCGGTAATGATGAAAGAGCCCCTCGCCGTAGCTCTTGCCGCCGCGCTCAATCTTGCCGCCAGCGCGGATCATATCGATTTCCACGTTTACGGCTGTGTAGTTATCTGGCCAGGAAAGCCCGTATTTAATCATGTTGAATTATCTTATTGCGGTATAGCTACGGCTTTGTAGTATGCGCGCCATGGCAACTCGCAACAAGAAACTTAAAAGCGGCTTCTACTTCCCGAGACTCCCGATCGAGTTGGCCAACCGGTTAGAGGATGAAGCTAAGCGCAACAAAAGAACGCTCCCGGCAGAAATCGTTATCCGGCTCGAGCAATCACTACAACCCAATGAAGATCACCGTAATTCACCACTCCGCAGACGCTGATGGCATTTTCTGCCGCGAGATCGCACGGCATTTCCTGCTCATCGATCGCTATAGCCCTGGCTCGCCTCCGCCTGAGGTTGAGTTTATCGGATGGGACTTTCCAAATGAGTTTCTAACTCTTTCGCAGATCGTTGACTCAGATCGGGTTTACGTGATGGATCTCCCATTGGATAAGACTTTTGGCTTCGATGCCTCCGATCTGCCGGGATTTAATTGGGAAAGGTTCATTTGGATCGATCATCATGCGACGTCGATCGCCTCACACCCAACGGGCATCCCTGGCTATCGGATCGACGGAGTTGCCGCGTGCCGGTTGGCTTGGCAATGGTTTCTCAACTACAGCATCCGGAACATCGGCGGAGGATTGCCCAAAAAGCAGGAGTTTATTGATCGACTGGTAAAAGAGCCCCTGGCTGTGCAACTGGCTGGCGAGTACGACATTTGGGATAAGCGCAATCCCGCGGCCGAAACTTTCCAGTATGCGCTCAAGTGCGGGGAGATTGGGCTCAGCACGTATCACGCGCTTTTCGCCAACGATGAGCGGATCCTCAAGAACATGCTCTTTGGCGGAGACTTGGCCCAGCGCTACGCTAAACAGGTCGATGCTGACACCTGCAGGGCCAGGAGCTTTCTGATGAAATGGGAGGAGCTCAATTTCCTGTGCATCAATTCTGCGCGCTTCAATTCGATGTTTTTCGCGAGCCGCGATATTGAGGCAACTGGCCATGATGCCCTCATGGGCTTTTGTTGGGACGGCCGGCAATGGAATGTGAGCCTCTATCACGCCAAGCACAAAACCGATCTGGATCTTTCGAAGATTGCCGCCAAGCACGGAGGCGGAGGGCACAAAGGCGCGTGCGGTTTCACCTGCAAAACTTTGCCCTTCCCGCTGTGAACATCAAAAATTACACCTCAGGGATCGCCAAAGAGACAACGATCAGCCGGATCGAGTGGAAGCTCGCGGCCATTGGCGCGACGCACATAACTAAAACCTACGGTCCAAACTCCTCGATCATTTCCATTATATTCAACATTCCGGACGGCAAGCGATCGATCCCGATTCGGCTCCCGGCCAATGTGCACGCCTGTTATGAGGCGCTCTGGCGGCACTACTGCGCGACGCACCGGCAGCCTCGAGAGGCAGCCAAGAAAACGCTCTTCGAGCAGGCGGAGCGAACAGCTTGGAAACTGGTACAGGACTGGATTGACGTGCAAGTGTCCATGGTGGAAATGAAACAGGCGGAGGCGCTGCAGGTTTTCCTTCCCTACGCTTGGGACGGCAAACAAACTTTGTTTGAGGCGATGAGAGCCGGAGGCTTCAAGGCATTGCCGGAAAGCACTGAGTCATGAGCAAAGGCAAGTTCCCTCGCGAGACAGCGCTCGAGGTGGCAAAGGAGCTCTACACGGCGCTGCAGCCTCACGCTATGCGCCTCAAGGTTGCTGGCTCCCTGCGCCGCGGCTTGAGATTCGTTTCCGATATCGAGTTTGTGATCATCCCTAAGATCGAGCTTCGCGATGACGATCTGTTCGGGGACAAGAAAACCGCCGTTGATCACACCGCCAAGGAGCTCGATCGAATGATCCAATGGAGCACGCTTTGGAGGCGGCGTAATTCGTCCGGAAGCGAAATGTGGGGAGAGAAAAATAAGCTGGCTGTGCACACCAATAGCGGGATCCCCGTCGATTTCTTTTTCACGACTGAGAGCAACTGGTTTATGACGCTCTTTATCAGGACTGGCCCGAAAATGCTGAATATCAAGGTTGCGACCCTGGCCAAAAGGAAAGGCTGGAACCTCGAGGCGTATGGATCTGGGTTTGTAAATTCCAGGGAGCGCCAGCATTGGCCAGTCTATAGCGAGGAGGACATTTTCAAATTTGTTGGCTTGCCTTTTGTGCCTCCGGATCGACGCCGATAATTTCCCTGCAGTCACTTCAACCAATAAACCTCAAAACAGAAAGGATAGTTAATGGCCCGTCCACAGTCTCAGGATCTCGATCTCGGAAATTCGCCGGGAGTGAGCCTGCCAAAAATCAAAGCGCTCGAAACCTTGGGTTACAAGTTCATCGATATCCGCGACAAGAAGAGCGAGCTCGCGGAGGAGTTGGGAGCAATCGAAACCAAAATGCTCGATCTCATGGCGGAGAAAGGGATCGAGCGCTACCGTTTCGGGGATCAAGAGTTGCTCCTCAAAAAAGGTAAAAATCATGCCAAGGTCCGTACCGTCAAAGTCGAACCCGGGGAAGAGAATGAAGAATCTGGCTCTGATTAGCCTGATTTTGCTTTTCGGTTGCGCACGGCCGGCGACTCGAACGCCGGCTGTGCCGCTCCCGCCAAAAGTGAAATACAAACCTCGCGCCGCCCTGGCAGAGGAGGCAAAGACTCTGAGCCTGCTGCTCGAGTGGACTAACGCAGGGCCCGTGCACGTTTTCAACTCGCCCAACCTGTTTAGCTGGTCAGAGGTGACCAACACCAACCTGCGCGTTTACGTCGTGCGCGAACCGCCGCCAGCGTTTTACCGCGTTTGGGAGGAGCCAGGAGTAAGGCTGGCATGGGATCCAAGTCCAACTCCAGGCACGGACGGGTATCGGCTTTATTGGGGGTGCGGCCAGCGCGCTTATACCAATTCGGTCGACTGCAGCGCTGCCTTGACTTGGGACTTGCTCGGGCTCCACACCAACACAGCGTATTTTTTTGCCGTCACGGCTTACAACCTGCAAGGGTTTGAGAGCCCCTTTTCTGAGGAGGCAACCTACGTCACTCCCGGGTATCATGTGATACCGGCCAGGATCCGTAAGCCATGAGTCTCGCTCCCGCACGCTGGCCAGGAGGCGCGCCGATCTGCGAGGTGGCGAACCTCCCGGCCTTCCTCAGCAAGAAAGCACTGGACAAGTTTTTGGGCTCGATGTGCACCTCATCCCTCATCTCCTGGCAGTGCGGAGATTGTATGCGCTGGCATTGCTGGCCGAAACCCAAAGCGCCAGCCGGCTCGAGCTCCGGCTCTGAGCGCCGTTACAAGATCCCCGCTCGCATCCTTAAACTCGTAAATACCACTCGTTATGACCCAAACACCCAATGAACCTGTAGCAAAGTTTGAAGAATGGTGCCTTGTCGAATTATTCGGACACAACCGGATCATCGGCAAATGCACTGAAACAGTGATCGCCGGAGGCGCTTTCCTGCGCGTCGACGTGCCGGAGGTGAAAACCGAAAAAGCTTTCACGCGCTTTTACCGGCCGGAAGCGATCTATTGCATCTCACCAGTGAGTGAGGAGATCGCGCTCAAGATGGTTGAAGAGTACCGCGCTGAACCTGTGAGCCGCTTCTGCCTGCAGCAACTGGAAGAGGTAATCCATAAGCAGCCAGGGCTTGAATTTGACGGCTGCAACGATGGAGAGAGAGGAGCACCAGAATGATCACGGAGCCACTCAGTGAGGAGTCAGTAGACCACTGGCACTTGTGCGAAACCTGCAAAGCGAAAATCCCGTGCCATGACACTCACAAAAAGTGCGAGGCGAGCGGCATCGGAAACGCGGCCAGGGTGAACCATGGGGGCCCATTCTGCGAGCGCTGCAGGTGCGGGATCATGTTCCTGCGCTACACCATAATGCGCCAAGAAAACCTCTTCCAAGTCCTGGCAATGCTCACGGAATTTGAAGAGGAAAACCCCAAAGTCAGACCACAGATCGGAAATAAATGAAAACGCCCTTGGAATACGCCAGAGATTTTTTTGTCAGTGAGGCTCACGCTCGATCCCTGGCCAAGTTTATCGAGGACACCCTTAAGGAATGCCAGGGCGAGTCTGCAGTGTTAGGGCTCGAGCGCCACCAAAACAAAGTCCTTAATGAGGAGCTCGCAAACCTGCAAAAAAATCTCGATCGCGAGCGAGAATTATACAAAGTGCTCGAGGAGGACAACGGCCGGCTGCGCGCAAATTTACGACGCCTCCAAAAAGAGCTCGAGGAGGATAGGAAAAGCTGGAATGAAACGACTGCACAGCTTGAGGCTTGCCGCCATGATCTCGGGCTCGCGGTTAAGGAGGCAAGCGCCAGGGATGAAAAATGGAAAACCGGGATCGAGGAGGTGCTCGGGTGCAAATTGGATTTCACTACCCTCAATGCCCACAACTGCGCCAGCGTTGCGCTCGTAAAGTGGGCAGCCGATCAAAGGCGGCGCTGCGATCGACTAGATGAGGCGCTTTTGCAGATTGAGAAAATGATCTGCGCTGCGAGGTTACGCTAAAATCACTTCCCCCCAATGAGTAGCGCCACTGCCAGGAGCAACACCGCCACAGCCAGCAAAGGCCACTGAGGACGGATCATCGAACCCACTGCCAGGAGCAGACTGATCACAACCAGAATCGTAAATGCGTTTATAGCCATGGCCTACTCTACTCCATGAACGGATATTGGACTTCGCGCTTCGACGGAAAATGCGATCGCGGATCGGAGACTTTGCTACCTCGAGCATGGTTAACCTGCAGAGGCGCTTTGCCGAAATGGACGTGCCGATGCTCATGGCCCTTCAGCCTGTGCCGGCCAAATTCGCCACCGGCGAGTACATCCTCATTGTCTGGAAACGCGAGCCAGGATCCGGCTCTATCGCTTTCATCGATCCCGCCAAATACTTCGCCCAACACCCTCCCAAAAAGCGACGCCGCAAAAAGCCCTAAAGCTTGCGCCGCCGTCGCGCTTCCCGCCCTGCGCGCTTCGAAGCCATCAGTTGTTCAACCGGAGTCCCTGGCCCAGCGAACATCTCGAGGTGCATCGCCAGTTGCTGCCGCCACTCCGGATTGAATTTCTCCCGAACTGCCTCTTGGATCTCCCCCATCGAACGAATCTGCTCCTCTTTCATTGGCTCTGGTCGACTCTAGCTTTACCGGTATAGAAGGCGAGCGCCCTGTCGAAATCAGTCAGCGCGCTGCACAAATCGGTTTTGTGCGACAGGGGGATCTCTGGCTGGTGACAGAGCAAGCTCGTTACTTCCGCCATCCACAACTTAAGGCTTTGGATGACAGGATCAGGTAGCGTTTGAGGTTCTGTTTTTTCACTCATAGATCTTTTCCGGATTTTCTCCGCAGTGATGATCCAAGTGCTGACGATCGGTGAGTTTCGCAGGCGGCCAAAAATGGTAGCCGTCACAAGCGCAAGCAGCAATGTCGCAGTGTCGGTAGTTGAGTCTTTCGAGGGTGCTTTCCGCTTTAAGCAACCTGCCCCGTGATTCATCAAGTTCGCCACGCAGCCGGTTAGCCTCATTGCGGCTGGTTTGCTCACAATCGACGGCGACGGCCCGAGATTCCTTAAGCGTCTCGATTTCGGATTTCAATTTGTAGAGCTCTTCTTCAACCTGAACAAGAACCAAGGCGCAGGCACTAATCGCCTCTGCTTTTGGCATTGGATCAGGTGCCCGATCCAAGTATTTTTGAGCTGCATTTTTCGCTCTCTCCAAAACTTTGTTCGCGCTCATTTCTTTATCTCATCCGTCCTGTTTCCGTTCCCCGGCTCGAAGTGCTGCGAGCACCTTCATCACTTCTCGCTCAATCGCGCTCTTCGCTCTGTAAACGTCCATGACCTTGCTCTCTGGTCTGCCCCCCGTAAGCTCGCGGACAGCTAAGCAAAGATCATCGAAAGCCTTGTTTATTGGATGCTCGGAATCGTTCCTTGTCTAACGCACTCATCGTTTGCAGCATGGCACCAGCCGCAGTTGGGGCAGTAGCCTAAGCCAGCCGGAACTTGCCGCCGCGCAGCCTGTCTTATTTCGCGAAGTCCTTGACCGGTGATGTCTCGGATGCTTAGAACTATATCGCGAAGATTGTTGCGTTCGTTAAGCACATCGCCAAGCTGGCCCTCTTTGGCTATTAGATCGCGCACCCGCTCTTTCCATGGCCCCATTGTCGGGACAAATGCGCCGGTTTCTCTGTCCATGCAGTCCTGCTTAAACCCCAAGGCGTCCTCCATTTCACAGATTTGTTTAGCGAGATGCTCGGACCATTCATTCTTCTCGATGCACTGCGAGAACAGTTTGTCTTTCTCCTCAATGAGTTGTCGGGCTGGGTGTTCTAATGCCCCGGCCATCGTTACAACCTTCGTTTGCTGCTCGGAGCCTGGGAGCTTCTCGATTTCCAGGCACAGTTCGTAGATCGCTTTATAGATCGGATGTTCGTTGATGTTCACGTTAGTAATTTTTTTCTTCCAATGGTTCAGTTTTGGTTAAGATCCAATTTTGGGCGTAGGTGGCCAAGCCCAAAGCTGGAATGTAGCCGCCTTTCCAGTAGTTGACCTGCACGCAACCTTGATCGGTTTCGAAGCTTAAGGCGATGAGCACATGATCAAATTGCTCGCCTAAAATGTCGTAAGCCTTATCCCTGGCTTCTCTCTGTGCTGCCGTCATAATTTTATCGCAGTTCATTTGGTTTGGTTTTTGACTTTGCGCTCAGCGTGTTTTCGACACTTTTTCGAGCAATAGGAAACATGGTCCGGCGAGCGCTTCCAAAGCATTTTTCGGCACCCGGGATTTGAGCACTTGCGATGAAAGGGAAAGTGCGCACCCTGTGTAGGCCGATCCGGCGCGAGCCAGCGCCGGTACCCCTTCTCACACTCCGAAAGCTTTTTGCTCATGCGAGCGGCTCCTCATCGCTCCCCTGATACTCGGGCCCTGGCAAATCCTCCTCAGGCGGCGCACTGGTCACCACCACCGGCGCTTCCGGCAACCCCTCCGCCGCGATCAATCCCGCTAACTCCTCATTCCCATTCCTCTCAGCCTCCACAAACCGCCGCTCCCTCCCATCACTCTCCGCCCTCACCTGCCCCGCACTCTTCCGCGGCTTCTTTTTCGCCTCCTCCTTCTCCCTCTGTTTCCTCTTCTGCTCCCGCCAAAACTCCCGCCTCGCCTCCGTCGAAAATCGATACTGCTCATGGTTGATCACAAACCATCCCCCAGGCACCGCCCGAATCCTCCTCCCCTCCTCATCCGGCGTATGACTGCTCGCATCCGGCTCACTCAATGTCTGGACAGCTTCTAGAACCCGCTCCGCTGGCAAATTCGCCCTCCTCCTTATCGTCTCCACCGTCCCCCTCACAAACCCTTCCGCATCCTTCAACAGCAACATCGTTATCCAAGTCAGCCTCGTTTCTGGCGGCGTATCCCATACGCTCGAATCCAAAATCGCACTCCACAACATCACAAATCCTCTGCTTTTCATATATCGTTGACACGTAGTCTGGAACTTGTCAGGACACTCTGTCCAGACAAAAAGAGGACATTCCCGCAGACGATGACGGATACAGATACAGATACAGATACAGAGTACTAACGCGCTTTCCGCAAATTTCGCCTCCCCCGTTTCCACATGGAACATTCCCAAAATTGGGAAAATAGGGGCCTACCACAAGGGGTATAACAAAACCGCGTGCGCCTCCGCGGGGGTGCCCGGGGTGGGTGCCCCCACGGTCGACCCTGGTGGAAAAAGAGATTCCTTTTGGAACCATGGCACCCATTCCCCTTAAACACGACTCCTCGCCGGAGGCGTACGATCAAAGCTCTCCTGGCATGAGCTCCCGGAGTACGGAGGAGGGAGAGAATGGATCGGGGTGCTTCGCACTCGAATTTTAAGGGGATCGGGTAACCTCGTTACAGGTCCGGAGACATCTCTGGAAGGGATGAGTCTGGATCGCTTTCGGGAGGTGCATCCGGTACCGGTGAAGGGTTGGCCGGCAGCGGCTCCTGCTCAGCAATCCCAAGAGGGCCAGATTGTGCAACTGCAGGAGGAGTGTCATTGCCCTTGGTGCCCTTGGTGTGGATGCGTCTGATTTGTTCGAGGTTGAAGATGGTTCGAGACAAGCGCTCAGCAGCAGGGGAGCCAGGGGAGAGTTGGGAGAAAGCGACATAGGCTCTTGCCAGGAGGACTTGCAAGGTGTGGGGGAAGTCGTGAGAGCGCCTGATGGATTTGGCTAAGGCGGAGAGCTCAGCACGTTTGGCGATATTTTCGAGGCGACGTTGACGGCCAAGCGCACCCCAGGAGAGGGCTTGCTCGCGGGTCCAAGTGCGGGTTGTGCGTTTGGGGGTGTTTTGAGGGTCTGAGGAGGGAAGATTTGCTGGCATGGCGTGCACAGCTTGACGGCTCCGGCGCTTTGACGTCAAGGATGGGGTGTGGATACCCCCTAAATCGTCCTGGGGCATCCTAGAGCGAAATTGGGGGGATTGGCCCTGGCCGGGAAATTGGCCGGCTGCAGGGCTAAGGGCGGAGGAGTCTGCAGGCGATGGCTTGGGCGGAGTGGACAAGGGCCATGGCTTGGCGGCAGGCGCGGATCTCAGAGGGAGGGGCGCAAGCGCCACGCAGCCAGGATTCGTGATCGCCGTCTGCGTTAGCTTGGCCGCAAAGCTGGTAGAGGGCTTCTACCTGCAGAGGGGTGAGAGCCAGGATGATTTTACGGCCGCGGCGCGAGACTGCAGGAGGGGTGCTCATTTGCCCTCCGGAGTTAGCTGATCTTCCCGCGGCGGGAGGGCAATCAGTGGGGGTGATGAAATACCGAAAGTCAGAATAGCCCTCCCATTGGGTAACGCTGAGAATGGTTTTGCCGGGGAAAACGCAGCCTTGATCGTTGCGCAGGCTCACCTTGTCTCCTGGTTGGAATTTTGGGGTGCTCATTGGTTGCGGTGCCAGAGGTTGAGAGCCAGGAGAAGGAGCTCAGCCAGGAGAGTGAGGAGGAGGGCGGAGAGGTTCACAGCAGGTCGGAGAGGGAGAGGGCCAGGAGGAGGAGGGCGATGGGGATAACGGCTGCAGGCGCGCCGATGATACCAGCGAAGAGGATGGCAAAGATGAGGCAAGCGCCAAAGGATTCGATGAGGTTCACGGCCGCGGCTCCTTTGGTCCGTTGTCCGGGTAACCGCATTTGCTGCACCAACCGTCCTTGTCGAGCGGCCGCACTCCGCAATCGGGGCAAATGTCGCCCTCCTTTGGCCGGCGCTTCCCTCCGCAGCGAGGGCAGAAGAGCCAGCAAGCGGGGCAGTACTGGCAGCCACAAGTTGAATGCTTCACGTACGGGGTTTTGCACTGCTTGCAACGGAGGGCAGATGCTTCGTGCCAGGGGAGCTCTGGCAGCGGCTCAGCGTCCGCGGCCGCTTGGTTTAGCTTCACGATTACAGCCATTGCGGAGGGCAGGTCTAACCATCCGTCAAGGTGTTCGCCGTAGTTGGCGCGATTGGTGCCAAGGATGAGCGGCCGCAACGTCCACCCGTACCCGGAAGAGCAGAGCTTGTAAAGCCGGCCGGAATGCTCGAATAAATCGCCGTCTGCGAATGTGGTGAAGCCATTGGTGCAAGAGCGGCCGATAATGAAGCGCGGAGAGAGTTGCGGCGCTGTTTCGACTCGCAGCCAGAGCTCAGAGCCAGGGCAACGGGTAGCGCTGCAATCCAGACAGAGCCAGCGCTGGCCCACTTCCACAAAGGTTTTGCGCCGGTGCGCGCAGTCTTTAACTTCCGCAAGATAGCAGGTGCTCACTTGGCACCTCCGCGGAATAGGCGGCGCTCTGCTCGCTCCTGGCGCTCCCTGGCGAGCCGCTCAGCTTTGCGCGCTTTCCTTTCCCTGGCGCGCTCAAGCTGGCTTTTGTTCGCCTCACAACGCAGGAGGTAGAACCAAAGATCGCAGGCTTTGATTTGCAGGCTGCGGCGCGTCCTGGCCGGCCGCACAGTGATCAAGTCGCCCTTGTCGAGCGAGACAACTAAGCGCTTGTCGTGATCGGCTCCAAAGGTGCGCCCTAGTTCGGAAACCGTAACCGCCCTGGCCGGAGAATCTTTGAGCTCGATCACATTGCCTGCCTCATCCTTTACGGCGCGAGTGTGTCCAAAGTTTCTCACGGCTTTTCCTCCTGGCCTTTGGCTTTGGCGATTGCGGATCGAGCTTTGGCGGCACCGCAAGTGCAATGTGATTCACGTTCCACAGGGTGGAAATTTAGCCCCTCGCAAGAGTCGTAATGCGTGAGAGGGCAAAGAAGCTCGCAAGCTTCCAGTAGATCAGGCGCGGTGGTAATAAGCGCTGCGTTGCTAGCCCAAATGGCGCGCTTAATTTCGCGCTCTACTTTCCGCGCAATCAATGTCGACGGAGCGAGAGCGCAGGCGGCGCGCTGCCACTGAATCACGCAGAGCGGCCAGGGTTTCAAAGCGCTGATCTGCAGGACGGTTCGCCCATTGTTGGTGAGCTTCCATGAGGTTTACTGACGAAGGAGTGTTTTGCATACTGTTGTCCGTTTTTACTGTCTGCCAGAATCGCCCTGGCGGCGCTCGGGCTTTTCCGATCCGCTTCGTGCGGCTCTTCAAGCCTGAGGAGCTCAGTAAATCACAGGTGGAATGGACTTACAAGATATTTTTTACTACCTTGTAGAATTACGGATTGCATTCCCCTTGGTGCATGGTGTAAATTTTACGGACAAATGAAAGACTCGCCTAAAAACGGCCAGCAAGCGGCCGTAGTTTTGCCCCGGTTGACTTGCCTGCGTTGCCATTGGCTTTGGACTCCCCAAGTAAACGATCCGAAAGTTTGCCCCAAGTGCAAAAGCCCGAATTGGAATAAAACGCCCTCGCTTGGCGGCCCTGGCCGGCCGCGCAAAATCCGATTTCCGGAACCCTCGCAGCAATCGAAAATGAAGCGCACAGGAAACCCTCCGGTTGGCTGGCGCTAAAAGAACCCTCGCAACAATCCAGACCCATCGCGCCTATGTCCAAACTTCCCGCACTGACTTGCCCTGTTTGTCTCACTGATTACTGCCAGCTTGACGCGCCTGAGGAGTATGAGCGCGTGAGCCGGTGCCTGATAAACCCGAGAGCCCTCGCGCCAGCCGATCCAATAGAACCCGCGCAGCAAGAACCATCGCAGCAGCCAGAGCCAGAGCCCACTTGGGGCGATGTATGCACTTGGATCCGCGCTACTGATACGGCCGCCATAGGTGCGCCGCCATGGGAAGAGGTTTGCCACTGGATCCGGATGGGCGCTCCTGGCCGTGCCTTGGAGGTGGCAGAGGCGGCGCTGCAGCAACCCAAAACCATCCCCGATACTATCGGAGCCGCTGAGGAAGTGATCAGGGTGCACCTTGTGAGCATCCCTGAGTTTACGGCTCGCGTTTTCGCTGAGCTTGAAGCAGCGATCGCCAAGGTGGACAGTGCGCGCTATTCGGAGCCAGGAAAAGAGATCGGGCCAATGAGTGTCAGTGAGCGGGAAACCATGGCGGCCGCAGTCCTCAACGTCCTTTTCAATACCAGCTTATGACAACGGGGCCAGTAGTTCCGATGCGGCCGGCCAGCGAGATCCAGCGCGCTCACGATCTGCTCGCGGGGATCATTCTGAAAGAATGCGATTTGGGGCTACCAGAGAGCCACCTGCAGCGACTGGCGGCCGTTGGTGGGGTGCTGTGTTGGGTGCTGCGCCATGACCACAATACAGACTTTGCTGTGCTGCTCGCCTCACTCGAGGCTGCCACGAAGATCGCCGGATACACTTTCGACAAACAAACCTAAGGACAAATCATGATAACCGAAAAGTACAAAGGAGTTGAGATCGCCTACTCCGAAAAAGGCAATCAATGGGAGTTCACTTATGACGGGAAGGAGCGCGTTGCGCCTTCGCTGGCCTTGGCCAAAAAGCGCATCGATAAAAAGCCGACTTTCAAGCGGATCGATTGCTGGTGTACAGGGCGATATTGTGGCGATGACTTTCGCCAGGGAGAGTTAACGAGCTTAACTGATGATAAGTGCGCTTGGGTCAACCTCAAAGGCGAGGGCAGGGAAAAGCTCTACTCGCGCAATGTCTACCCCCGAAACCAGTTCAACGATCTGCTCATTGGTCGGATTGGAGCTCTAAGGAAAGAGATCGTAGCGCTCGAAAAGCAAATTGAGGCTGAGACAAAAAAGCTGCAGGGGTTGCCGGAAGTAAAGAAGGAGGAGGCATGATCACTCTTCCCAATGGACAGGAGGCGGAGCCTATTAAAATTCACGGCCGCGCTTACCCGCTCTGGAGCAAGTTTGTCCTCGATCCGAGTTGGATCGGAGGTGAACTGCAGGACTTGGATCCAGACTCCGGAGGCGCGATAACTACGATCAAGGAAATTACCCTTGAGGCTAATGGGCCAGATTCGGCCATGTTTTCGGTTGACGGCCAGGGATGGGGTTGCGGGTGCGATGTGCGCTACCTCGGGGTGAGTGGACGATGTTCGCCGGAGGAAATCGCTGAAGGATGGATCCGGTTTAGTGGCTTTGGTGGGCATGAGTGGCGGATCCGCAAGGCGCGGCCGCAGAGGGAGGAGAAAAGCTTATGCGCTTAACGCCGCTGCTCAGGCTGCCTTTATCAATACGGAGGATCCCGCCAGGGGAGCTGCTGCGCGCTAACCCTGCGTTGTTCCTGCAGGTGAAACTTTCCTGCGATATGACCAAGGACGATTGGCACGCCTTTTACGATCGGGTTGAAAATGCGTCGCCACAAATCAGGCGCGTCAAATGCGTTTTCAAAAAGGGGCTCAGCTATGGATCCTAAACCTCTCGAGATGCTGGACGCAGCCGGCAAACCGCTCCCGTTGGGCAAGTGTAACGTCTGCGGTTACGAATGGGATTCCGCGTCTGAGGCAGTTGGTAACCATCAGAATCGGCCGCGGCCAGGAGACTTTTCCTTGTGCATGAAATGCGGCGAGCTCTTCGTTTTCGATGAGCAAATGCGGCTCGCAGAGCCAACTATCGCGCAATTAACCGTAGTTCCGATCGAAACCGCGGCCGTGATCCGCCGCACTCAAAGGATGATCCGTAAAGAAAGGGTTTTAGACTGATATGAACAACACAGCTTTAGACGTCGAAGTGATTTCGGACAGTAACAAACCTCAGCAGACTCAAGCCCTGGCGCTCCGTCCTCAGCAGGACGTTGGGCTATTCGGCACAACTGAACCGGCCGTAGTGATCCAGAAAGCAACGCAGGTTGCCGTTGCCCTAAAGGACGTGATCAAAAGTCAGAAGTTGATCTCGAATATCTCTGGAAAGGAGTATCCGCGCTGTGAGGCATGGACGCTGCTCGGTACCATGTTGGGGGTTTTCCCGGTAACGGTCTGGACCAAAGAGGTTGAGGGAGGTTGGGAGGCTCGAGTTGAGGCGCGCACAAGAGACGGCTCGATCATTGGCGCTGCGGAGGCGCTCTGCCTACGCTCTGAGCGAAATTGGGCCAACCGTGATTCTTTCGCCCTGCGGAGCATGGCGCAGACTCGAGCAACAGCCAAATGCCTACGGATGCCGCTTGGCTTTGTAATGACCCTGGCTGGATACGAGGCGACACCTGCGGAGGAAATGGTTGCAGACCATCCTCCGGCAGCCGCTAAGCAACAGAGGGCCACTCCCAGGAGGCAATCGCCTGCTCAGCAGCAAGCGCCGCCTGCAGCCGCTCCGGCCGCTGCCAAGGCTCCCCTGTATCCGAGTGAGGCAGGCAGGACGAAGATGATTAACTCGCTCAAAGCCGGAAAGCTTGATGGTCGCGCTCTCGAGTACTTTCGGACGGTGGGATGCTTGTTGCCAACTGAAACGCTCGAGCACTTACCCCTAAAGTTTGTGCCGGCCAGTACCCGTCAAATGTTCCTGATCAATAAAGCGATCGTTGCCTTTGATAACGGGGAGATCGCGGCCGTGCCTGAGTTTTGGCCAAACGAGCTCAAGCCGGAGGAGCCTAAGCCAGCGCCGAAAAAGGAGGCTAAACAGCCAGAGCTCCCGGCCTCTAAAGCGCCAGAGCCAGCCAAACCGGCAGAAAAGCCTATCGAGGTGCCTCGAGATGAAAACCCGGATCCTGATGCGCCTGATGCGCCATGGCGGAGTTTCCCGATACCGTTTGGCGTGCACGTAGGGGAGCAGTTAGCCAAGGTCGATAAAGGGGTTTTGTTCGGCTTTTGGGCCAACTTCAAACCGTCGCCAACATGGGAAGATCGGGATGGCAACCAGAGGCAGACAAGGCCGGAAAATCTGGCCCGGGATAAGAAGTTTCGCGCCATGCTGGATGAAGCTGGTACTCACTATAAGTTCACAAATCCTGAGGATGAACCCGATCCGGATCGGGATGAGCACGATCTGCCAGCCGGATCCAGGGAGCGCGAGATCTCCTCTCCGGAGGCAATGAGCGGCGCTGAGGATGACGTACCGTTTTGAGCTATGGACAAGCCTCTATCCGTCTACGTTCTAATGAGCCACGATCAGGACGCAGGAAACCAAATTTGCGGTGTGTTTTCCAGTCACGCAAAAGCAAAGCGGAAATGGAGATCCATCGTTCCAAACAAAAAAGCGTTTGAATGGGAATGGGGCTTTAAGGTGGGCCACTCAATCAAATGCCACAAAGTAAAATGAGCATCCTTTTTATGGTAACAAACAAAGACAGACTCACAGCCGCGGCGAAAGCCTTCGCTTGCGGGTTACTCACCGTCACGATCCTTTTCGGCGTGTTCGATTATACGCTCCTGAGGATGTACTACTATCGCGTGAAAGTTCCCGGTGGCAGCATCGGGATCCGGATATGAGCACTCAGGCTGCGGAGGTGTTTGTCTGGTTGACCCAAACGGGGCAGAAAATCCCGGTTGACCAAATGGGCACCTCGCACCTTTTCAATTCACTCCGGATGATTTGGAACCATACAGCGCCAGCAACTATGCAACTGCCAGGAGGGCGGTACGATGGTGTTCAGCGCTGGCCGGTTGCCTATCGGCAGCGCGCAGTTGCCGAATTTATCCGCGAGCTTGCTACCCGTCCGAAATTCGAGCTCTCTTCCGTGCAATGGGGCCAGATCGGGCTCATGCGCGATTGGGCAGCCTCTGCAGAGTTCCAAAAACAGTTAAATAAATGAAATTCGCTCGCGCTGTTTTTTGTCCTGGCGTGGAATTGTGGTACTTGCGCTTTGGCTCCCAGCATGGCGTTGACGTCATGTTCAAACAGCGAAGCGAAAATCAGGCTAAACTTAACGAGCGACTGATCAACGCTTCCCTCTCCAGAGACTTAGAGAAGAGCGGAAGAGTGGCGCAACTGGTTTCGAGATTAGACGCAATCCCGTGACGAGATGCTCGATAGCGAGCTCCGCGAGATTTATCACCTGAGCAACGTCGACGGGACACGCAACCTCCTGGCATCCGTAGCTACGATCCTCAAAGTGTACAAACGAAAATCAAAACCGAAAAAGAAAAAGTTATGAGTGAAATTCCACCCCGAATTGTTCCCCCGGCTCCTCCTGGCGCAACTGCAGCGCGCCTGCAGGAGCGCAAAGATTCTCATTGGTATACCCTGGCCGGAGAGCCTTGTTACGATGTGATCGGCAAGTCCACTGGCCGGCCGCGGCCGGTTAATCTGGCTGATGCTCGAGCACGCAACCTGCTCCCGTCCGTGACTACCATCCTCAAAGTCTTGCACAAAGAGGCGCTGGTGAACTGGATGATCGAGCAAGCCTGCTTGGCTGTGCTTACCAGTCCCCGGCAGCCAGGGGAGAAAGACGATGCCTTTGCCAAACGGATCCTGCAGGTTGAGAAAGTGCAAGATCAGGAGGGGGCGATCGCCCGGGACAGAGGCACGCAGATCCATGATGAGATCGCAAATTACTTTGCCGGTACGCCGATGGATGGAAGCGTTGAAAAATGGATCCTCCCGGCGATCACCAAGCTCGAGGAATACGGCACAGTGATCGAGGTGGAAAAGTGCATTGTGGGGCCAGGGTTTGCCGGCTGTTACGATCTCTTTCAGGATTGCACGGACATTTATCGGCTTTGGGATATCAAGAGCACAAAGCGGCTCCCTGATCCAAAGAAAGGCGCTTGGCTCGAGCATCGGTTGCAACTTGCCGCCTACCGCAAGGCGCTGAAGCTGGACGGAGACAAGCCGATCGTTTGCGCTAACATGTACATTTCGACGGTCGAAGAGGGTGCCTTTGTGGTCTGCGAGCACGTAGACGAAGATGGTACCTACGAGTACGGTTTTCGGCCGCTGGTGCAGTACTGGCAATGGGTAAACCAGCATTTCCCGTCTCAGCCGGGAGCGGAGCCAGGAACTAAGGCGACTCTCGAGCAACAGAAAGCGGCCGTTGCTGCGATTAAAGAGGCGGCGCTCAAAGGGTTTGATCCCGTGCCTAACCCGCTGCCTGAGACAGTGGCAACCGGCGCGCCGGTACCTGTTCCTGCAGCCAAAGAGCTCCCTGAGGTTGTCAGGGGCAAAAAAGTTGTATGGTCCTGAGCAATGAAATTCACTCTTGATGAGCTCCGAAAAACAAAAGCCGGCCAAGCTCCCAGCAATCAAATGCTCATCGCGCAAGCAATCGCGGTTAAGGGATCCCAAGCTGACATTCTGCGTATGGGTACCGTGGGATGTACCCAGTTACAACGTAACCAAACACGCGCACTGGACAGTAAGCGTAAGTCACGGCAAAACGGCGCGACTGAGGTGGTCGCAGTCGTTACTATCATCAGGCTTGGATACAAAGAGTTTGACGATGATAACCTCGCTGCTGGCTGCAAACCCCTGCGAGACGCAATCGCCGCAACCCTCGGAGTCGATGACGGGGATAAGCGGATCCGGTGGCGATACGCCCAAGCCCTGATCACTGATGGGCGAACCGGCACAATCGTAAAAATCGATCAAGTCTGAAAATCACTTTGCTCATCCTGGCGCGTTCATAGAGTGCCCGTTCCTAAATTAAGTCCTTAGGTTTAACGGAAATCATGAGTGCACCACAAGCGCCGCTCCCGATAGGAGCAAGCCAGGATGGGCATTTCCTCTTTCAATGATCTGCGCACCCTGCAGGCTCTGCGGTACCAACGTCGAATTTGAGCCCACTCTCACGGCCGGCAATGTGGGCTTTGGCGTTACCTGCCAGGAGTGCACAGCCAAGCAGGACGCAGAGCGCAGTGAGCGCCTGCGTAAGATTAAGCTGGCATCGGAATGGAATAACATCTGCCCTCCGCTCTTCAAGGATACTGAGTTAGCAAAGCTGCCCTGCCTCGAGAAGTCCCTGGCGGCGCTCGCATGGCGCTTCTATGACGGCCAGGGGCTAAACCTTTGGGGGATCCCCAATAGCGGCAAAACCCGCACGCTGTTTCTGATCGTCAACCGGCTCCATTTCTCCGGCCGTCGCTGCAAGGTATTCAGTCCTGCAGATTTCATGCATGAGCTTGAGGCGCGCAACTACCATCGGGCGGAATGGGTGCGCAAGCTGGCCAGGATTGACGTTGTGGGCTTTGACGATATGGACAAGCTGGCCCTCACGCGTCCGCAGGAGAAAATCTTTTTCGCGCTACTGGACAAGCGCATGACGGCAAAGCGGCCGTGCCTGTTCACGCACAACAGCACGGCGGCAGAGCTCGAGTACAATTTCAGTTTGGGTGCGGCGATGGTTCGCCGGATCCGCCAGTTCACAAAATCAATTCACTTCCCATGACAGGCTTTAATGATGGTCCTGCAGCCGGCCAAAGGCTGATGCTAAAACGCGCTCCCTATTTGCTGAGGGTTACTGAGGAGGGCGGCAAGTTCGATGCGCTTAACGAGCTCAGCGATGAGCCGCGGCCAGGAGAAAAGCTCTACGCTTACAAAATGGATCTCTCAGACGGTGGGCCCTCCTTCTGCCATATCAGGGCATCCAAACCGGCCGCGAGTGGCTTCTACGTGATAGCGCGCTACAAACTGATTGAGCCTCAGCCTCCGGACGAAGTAATGAGGGACAACGCGAAATGGGGGCATTGGTGCGACACCTCAGAGCTCAGGGTTGAATGGGAAAACGCCAGTGGGCACAAAAAGAGGATGAACTAATGAGCAACGAATATCCGGAGGGCCCTGGCTACAAACAAAAGGGCGCAACCAGTCAAGAGGCTGCAGAGCAGGGGGAGAAAAAGTTTGAGACGATCCGGCGCAAGGTGAGAGCGGAATACGATCAGGGTAATTTCACTCCCGATGAGATCGCGTGGCGTATCGAGGATACTCCGGCCAATGTCCGGCCGCGCTGCAGTGAGCTCAGAAAAATGGGCGAGCTCGAGCCAACGGGGGAGCGCAGGAAAAACGATAGTGGCGCGAGCGCTCAAGTCCTGCGCAAGGTCGTAAAGGTGGGGCAACAGCAACTCCCGTTATGATGACCTACGGCTTTAAGGATCGCTTTGCTGATGCGCTGCTCATGGATACCAAACTGAGCACGATCAGAGCTCCCAGGAAAGACGGCCGGCTGCCCAAGCCAGGAGAGAAAATCAGGCGCTATACCGGGATGAGGACAAAGAATTGCCGCTGGCTTGGGGATCGGTTTTGTGTGCGCGTTACGCCAATCACGATCACGCAGTTTTTTGTGAGGCTTACACCTTTCAAAGCCGGGATTGTGACCCTCCCGATTCTCTCCGGCCGAATAATTCGAAACGCGAGGCGACTCGATTGGTTGGCGGTGCGAGACGGATTTAAGGATTGGCCGGAGATGATCGGATTCTTTTCAACTGTTCATAGCCTGCCCTTTCATGGCTGGCTAATTGAATGGGAGACGTACGCCGAAACCGCCGATCTAATCAATAGAACCCATGACGATCCGGCCGCGGCACTATCCGCTTTTTCCGCTTCCCCTTGAGCGGCTGATACCCGCCAGGAGGTTTGTGAGCAAACTCCTCCGCAACTTTCTGCGGAGGACATTTCTTGTTGGCTTTGCCGGGAGAGTGGGCGCACATGCCCATGAACCTCTGCTGTCTTTGAGATTTGGCTGGCATAACTTTACTCCGGCCGATTAAGCATCTGCCGGTACCGGCTGTAAAGCTGTTTCCTCTCCTCGAGCGCCTCTTTATACAGCGCTTTGTCATGGTCGGAGAGCGATCGGATAAAGCTCCGCTCGCTGGCGGCGCTCCCGGTGAAGGGGTGAGGATGCCGCAGAGCGCGGTTAATTACCTGTGCCTCTTTGGTTTTCCGGAGCTCATCGAAAGCTCTGCGCGCCGCTCCCAGGTCATCACGCAGGAGAGCGCCGCGGAGATCCGCGTAATCGGAGGGCCCAAAGTCCTCTTTCAACCGGCGCTCAACTTCAGCACGCAGCTTTGCGCTCGAGCTCTTACTCTTCCATTCATCAGCCAGAGCGTAAATCTGGCGCTGCGCAGTCCCGGCCGGCTCAGTCTTAAAGCCAGCGCTGGCCACTATCTGGCGCTGAACACTGCCAGGAGCGGCCGGAGGGATGACTCCCGGGAGCACTTTCGAGCCCACTGCCCTCCCGGCTTGTGAGAGGGAGATCGGTACCGGTACGAGTTGGGTTGCGGCCGTGATTGCGCGCCTGCCAGTACCGATGAGCTTTTCGTTATTGGCCGGATCCCGGCCGGAGATCATCACCTCGAGGAGCCTGCCCAGGTTGCCCATTTTGTTTGAGCCGATCTGGTTGACGGCCGCCCATAGGTCCGGTTTCTCCCTGGCGTACCTAAGGATATCATGGGTTACCTCTCCGAATACTGAGAGCGGCGAGATGAAATAGCCCTTGGTTTTGCCCGTGACGTCGGGGATCCAGGCATCCAACTTGTGGCCTTTCTCCTCGTTGCTGAAAGTGAGGTGTCCCCGGGTGATCAGGTTCAGCAACTGAGTGCCAACGAAGTAAGCGGCCAGTCCTGAGCCGATGCCCTTGGCGGCGGTGCCAAAATGGACAGGTTGCCCCTTTGCGATTTGCACGGGGATTTCCGCAACCTGTTTCAGGGCCCTCCCCTCCCGGCGTACCAGCGCCTCAACCCAATTCGGAGCCAGGAATAGGACTTGCAGGATGGATTTAACCGATGGATTGCGGAAAATGCTCTCTTTCTGCAGGTTGCCAAAGAGCACATTGACGTCACTCGCCACCTTGCGCGCTACCTGCGTCGCATTGAGTTGCGGGTTTTGCTTCGCAACCCTCTCAAACTCAGCAAGAAAGCCGTGAGTGATCGCGGAGCGAGTCAGCTTGTCGAACACCCATTTATTCACCTTGCCGCTCACGGGAAACTCGCGGATCCAATCCCGGTAAAGGGCATCGTTAAAGCGCGCCAGATTCAAGCCCTCCCTGGCACCAAGTTGGACCAAGGCGTGAGGCGATAACCTTATCGTACGGCCGCCAACCTCGATTGGGCGGGGAGTTTTGATGTAATCGGCCATTTCCTGCGTTATGGAACCGTTACTTACGGCCGCCTGCAGGTCGCCAAGATTGTATTCGACAAGGGCTCTGCCCAGGCGCTGGCGAGCGCCAACGGAGAGTTTGCCGGTGAGCGAGAGCTCCGCCTGCATGGTCCTCGAGGCGTGAAAGGTGTCTAAAGCCAAGGAAATATGCTTTTCAATGCCGGCAATGTCCTGCAGCGCGCCAACGGCGGCCGATTCTGCAAGCTGAGAGGTGCCTGTTAAGGCGCGCATCAGCCGGCCGTAGCCCTCATGGATAGCCATCCGGTACCCGGGAATCACTTCGAAAGGCTGATACCCAAGGGGAATGTGCTCTTGCACGTCAACAGTTCCATCCGGCCGGGGTATGCTACGCCGCGGGATAGGCTGCGCGAGGCTTTTACCGTCCACAGGGTCTGTCATGGCTCGGAGCCGGTCAAAGAGCGCCTTACGCTGCACCAAGCGCTCTCCCTGGTTAACCCTGTGCTCGAGCAGATCCGCGATATCGAGGGAGCGAGGCACAAACCCATTCTCGATCGCCGTCGCGTAATCCTCATACACCTTGGCTTTCTTGAAACCGGTTGCGGTACCGGCGGCGCGGGAATGGCCCAGGACGATCGGCCGGTCTGAGGACGTCATCAGATCCAAGTCATGCCGCTGCGGTACGTGCCAATTCTCGTAGTCGGTTGAGATTCCGGCTCTTCCCTCACGCTCAAACTGCTTATCGAACTGAGCGCGCACGGTATCCGCGAGCGGCCGGAGCCTCGCAAAGTTGCGAATCGCAAAGCGCATCGCCTTAGCGGCCGCAATGGCAGCCTCCGCATTGAGCTTTTTGCCCTCATGGAGAAACTGCTGCGCCAGGGTTTCCATATCGGTTGCCTTGGTGCGCAGGTAAGCGCCAGGATCCCCGGCAAACTCGAGCTCTCCCAGGCGCTCCGCAGATTCGGCAGAGAGCCCCTCTCCGGACATTTTGAGCGCCTGCATGACAAAGGTAAGGGCGCTGCGATCAGGGGCGGAGGTGCGCTCCCTGATACCTTGGCCGGCGCGATGCCCAGCGAGGCGCGGCAGATTGTCAGCCGCATTGGCCAGTTGCATCAGGATTTGTTTGTCAGCGCTGCGCTTGAATAGCTGGCTGATGCCCTGGTAAAAGTGCTGATACTTAGCCTTGAGCCGGTTGTAGAACGGGGAACCAGCACTGAGCCCAATAGCGCCAGGATCCGGAGGCTCAAACTCAGGGCCCTCAAACTCGAGACGCGCTGCGGAGCCAGGGCCGATCGCCTCAGGGCCGAGAGGCTGGCCGCCAACGTCGCCTTGCTTCACGTCCGGATAGACCTTGCGGCGCAGTTCGCCTGCTCGGGTTGCCGCTGCAGACCATTCTTTAGAGCGGCGCTCTTTGGCAGCCTCGAGCTCTTTGCGTTTCGCCTCTGCCTCCTCGAGTTGCTTCTCGAGATCTGCCCAATCGGCATTCTTCTTTTTGTAGAGAGCCTGAGCCTCATCGATGGAAGCAACTCCGTGAAGCTCGAGGAATGCCTTTTTGGTGAGCTTATTCTTGCCGGTTATTTTGGTGCGGTTCGCGTCATACTCCATGCGCGAGACTTCCGCCTGTATCTGGCGGATCTTCTCTTTGAGAGGTTTTACGACGTCCTCAACATGAGTTGCCCAGGCAACAGTTGCTTTCTCCGCGGCGGAGGCAGCCTGCGAGGTGAACTGATCAGCGTCGTAAAGCTCTTTTTCGGCCGCTTGCACCGGAGTCGCCTCAGGCTCAGCCGGTTTCGTTTCCGGTCCTACAACTTTGGTGGAAGCTTCAGCCGGAGCCTCCTCGAAAGTTTCCATTGGGCCCAGCTTGTATTTCTTGCCTTTGTACGAGACTACCTCGCCCTCATAGCCTCGCTTTCCAGTCGAAAAGTCTTTCTTTGTTATGGGCGTTTCCGGAGCAACTTCCGTCAATTCGTGAGCCTCGATAACACCTTTACCGGCAGGGCCAGAAACCGATCCAACCGTGTAAAGCTTCCCGTTTTTCGCAAATGGCTTTCGGATCGTCGGAAACTTATCCGCGCTATAGGCATCCCTGGCAGCCTCAAACTCCGCCTTGTCCATTTTTGGCACCTCAGTTGAGGGAGCAGGAATGGACACGCCTTTCTTTTTCGCGAGAGCCAAAAGATCAGGGTAGGACTGCAGAGCCTGCGGCGAAACAGCGCTCGCCTTTATCCCGGTGAGCCTGCCTCTCAGAATGTTTTCGATCGTGTCATGGTGAGCCTCTTTCCAGAATTGCTCAGTTGAGATCAAACCATTGGGCAGCTTGGTACCCTCGGGATATTTTTGCAGCCATTCCGCCACATAGTTGCCCTGAGTCTGTTTCTCTGGCTGCTCATCCCGTACGGTTTGATGCTTAGGGAGCTCTTCAGCCGGAGCGGCCGCTTTGGGTTGCTCGAAAGGCTTGAAGATTTCGCGCAGGCGTTTCTCGTTGTGGAGTGCCTCGAGGACAGCTTTGCGATCGCGCTTCACTCCCAGGCGCTTTGCCATCATGGTAAACTCGTAACCCGTTGGAAGCTGATCAGTTTTGGTTACCTTCATCCACTGCTTGAGTGGCAGCATGGCGAGCGTAACCCTATCGAGCGGATCAGGGCCAGCCGGAGCGGCCGGAGTTTCCACAACCGGAGCCGTCTCCTCCCCGATGAGCTCACGGAGTTTGGCGGCGTGATCCTCCCAATGCTTGATGGCTTCACCTGAGTAACCCTCCCGCTTGGCTTTGGCTAGAATGCCCTCAGTCTTTTTAAGCTGCTCTTGAAAGTCTGACTTTTGTGCTGCGAGTTGTTCGCTAGTGTCCTCTGGAGGGTTTTCGATCGCCCTTTTAATGACTCGCTCTGAGCCCATCGGGCCGGAGCTCTCGGAAATTTCTCCGTAATATGGCCGGATGCGCCAAATCTGTACGCCACTTTTAAAGCGCCGCGCTGCTTCTTTGCGCGCCTCTGCGAGAGTTGAGGGAGTGATCTCTGGTAACCATTCCCCGCTGCTGTGCAAAAATTCCACCTTGTAAGCGTTGGGCTTGGGCGGCTCTTCCGGAGTAACGTCAAACGTCTTGGGCCCTGGCTGCGTCGCCATTGGCTGAGCCTGCTTTACGTATTCATCAGGGAGGATGAAATGAGGGCCTCCAGTACCGGTATTTCGAGCCGCTTGGCGCGCCGCATCGGCAACCTCTTTGGGCACGTCGACAAAAGTAACTTTTCCGAACTGCGCCGCGTACTCCGGATTTTCCGTAAACCAACCTCCGCCAGCGCCAGCGCCCTCCGCGGCTCCTTCACCGTGATAGAGCCGCGTCATTCCTGGCTTGGGCGCGAGCGTCGCGGCCGCCTCAGCCGGAGCCGCTTCTGCCACCCTGCGCAGGTCCGTTTCCTTTACTCCATGCTCAACTGCAGCCTGCGCGAGATCCTTACCGTTCTTGACGTCCTGTATTGCGTCATAGAACCGGCCAGCCTCATTGAAAAGCTGCTTCTTTTGCTGCATTGCGAAAGCGCCCTCAGAGGCTTTGAGCCGCTCGAGGCTGCGAGGTGCCAGTTTCTGAGCCTCTTGGAGCACAGCCATTGTTTCGGCATTGGCAGCCTCTTCGTACTGGCGCGCTTTGGCCCTGGTTTCAGGCGTGAGCTTTGCGCCCAACTCATAGGATGCCTCCGTTATTCCGGAGCCTTTGCTGCGAACCAGATCAACCAGTTCCTGGCCGCTGAGTTTGTTTGCCTGCTCGAGATCGGTGTAATCGACGTCAGCCGGAGGCGTGGGCACACTTTTTACAGCGCCCTCTCCGGCAGGCGTGGGCGGAGCCGGAGGGTTGGGCACAGTTGTACCGGTTGGCTCCTCAGGGAGCGGAGGCTCTTGAGTCGGGCTGGCTTGCCTTTCGGCGGCCGCGTCAATTTCCTGCGCGTGCCCCATCGCTGCGCGATCTTCTGGCGTACGCGTGACGGGCTCTGTTTGCTCCCATTTGGGAGGAGCAGCCGGAGGCTCTGGCTGAGGTTGTGCACCCCAAGCAGCATCACGGAGATCTGCAGCCTCCTCGTTTTTCAAGCGCCGCTCAGGGAATAGCGCTTGAATCTGCTTTCGAGTCCTGGCATTGGCCTTTCGAATGGTCGCAAGTGCCGTCTCATACGGCTCCGCGGCCGTGCCAGGAACCTCCGGCCGCAAGAACTTAGCACGCCCGGGCACAGGCGGCCCTACCAGTTCGGCCGCTCTCGCCACTGGCGGCCGCGCTCCCTCCGGTATCTGCAGCATCGAACCCAATGCCGGAGGGCCCGAAACCTGAGGAGCCTCAGGGATCGGCCGCTCGTAAGCGCCTTTCGCTCCCAGGACAAGAGGGATCAGCAAATTGTTGATCGATTGGCGTTTCTGCTCGAGGGAAACATCACTCGAGGCGATCCGCTTCACGTCCTCATAGATGCCGGGGGCCATGCTGAAGAGCAGCGCCATGCCGGCAATCTTGCTTGCACCTCCGGCCGCGATGATCCCGATATTGTCCGGCGTGCTCAGTCCTGAGAGCAGTTGTGCGCCTTCGCTCCCCTCCGGCTCAAGCTGCGTGCCTCGAACCGGGATGAGCGCTCGAGGGCCCTGCAGGGGATCCCGCGCTGCCTCTTCCGCTCGCGTCATCTGGCGGAGCTCCGGCTGCTCGCCTCGAGTGTTAATCACAAAAGGCGGAGGCGCTTTCATATCCTCCGGCAGGTAAGTTGAAGGGCTAAGCACGTCGCGCACGGTGCGAGCTCCGGCTGCCAGTACTCGCCCAGGCACGGAAGTAATCGATCGCACCAAATCCATTCCGGCAGCTTTGTCCTCCGGAGTGGGCTCTGCGAGCGGCTGAGGGACGGGGAAGAAAGAGCCGGGAGCAACTACACCCATCTGCGCCTCCCTGGCTCGCTTGGCGCGCTCCTGGCCCATCTGTGAACCGGCGACTACGGCCGGATTTGTGAGCAGATCGAGCGGCCGATAAACCGCTTGAATCGTCTGGTTTATGGCAGAGCGAACCCGTTGCGGCCGGAGCGGAGCGGGGGGCTCTACGTACTCAGAGGTATCCTCCCAGGAGGGCGGCGCAGTATCGGCAAGCTCTTGAGTTTCTTCCCAGGTCGGAGGCGTATCATTGGGCATAACGGAGGAATTTCTTTGTTGCGGAGTCAAAGACAGCCTTTCGGCCGCTCTTTGTCAACCGTAACACTTCATTCCCTCCGCCTGCAGGAGCGGCCGGAGCAGTTGGAGCCGTAGCTGCAGGGCTTGGGCGGAGAGCCGCTGCCTCGCGCTGAGCTACGTCGATCCGCTTCAAAATATCTTGGCGGCCTTTGCCGGCCGGTTCTACATCGAGATCCGCTTGCAGCTTCTCAATCTGCTTAAGCTTGAGCTCAAACTCTGCGAGGGCGAAAGGATCCGTGCGCGGAGGGCGAACCGGAGCCGGAGTCAGGGCCGTTGCTGCGCCACCTCCTGGCGGAATCTGAAAAATCTGCCCTCCGGCCGTCCGGACCATGGGCGCAGGCGCACGGGTAGCGCGCACCATCGATGCCGCGTTGCCCAGGTTTGAGGACTTTGGAGCCGTGAACATCATTGGGGCCCAGCGCGAGAGCGCCTCGCCGGGGCTCTTGCCGTTTTCCAGATCCTTTTGATATCCGCGGATCGCCTGAAACTTGAGCGCGGCCGAAAGCGCTTGCTCAGCCTCTGCCAGGGGTTGCCCCTGCAACTCATAATTCATCTTGCGCCAGAAAGCGGCGCTAGCCTGCTGCTCGGGGGAGTACACAGCAGTGCCAGCGCCGCCCGGGGCAATCGGAGAAGGGGCGGCCGCTCGCGCTATGACAGGCGCGCTTAGTTGAGCAGCCGCGGGGGCGGGAGCAGGCGTGGGCAACATCGCCGGCTCTCGTTCATCTTGACCCTCCTCCGGAGAGTAATCGGGTAAATCCTGCTCGTTTTCTTCGTCCATGGGTTAGCCTCCGAAAAATTCGCCCTCAATGTTCGGCTGTATGTCGACAGGGCCGGCATTGCTGCCGACAAACCCGTTTGAAACGAAATCGTTGCCAGGGAGCCCTCCGTAACCGTCGCCGGTAGTCGTGCCCGAGAGCAACGGATCCCAAAAGTCATTCTCAAGATCGCCGCGCTGCTGGTACCCGCTTGCGCTCCCGGCGTAGTAACTGCCGGTACCCGTGCCCGTCTGGTTGGCGTAGTTCGGCTGCCACCAAGAATTGATTCCGTAAGGCTCAGTCGGGATCGTGAGCCCGAGTTGCGTGTTGGCGTTGGGAGAGTAAGCCACAAACTCACCCCCAAAGCCTTCCATGGACGGATGAAAACTGGTGCCAGAGGGCCGGCCGCCAGCGCCTCCGCCTCCGGAAGCTGATGCATACCTCGAGGCTGCAGCATCGGCTCCGGCCGCGATTCTGGCGCGCTCAACTGCAAGCTGCTCCTGCTGTAACCGCGTGCGATCCTCTGCCTCCTGCGCCTGCAGGTGCAAGCTGCCTTGCTGGTAAGGCGTGATTAACTGAGTCGTAGGATCAAAGAGAGGAGCCGCGGGGTTTCGGCCGTAAGCGGCCGTCAAATCGGTTTGGCCCTGGCGCTGTTGCCCGATGCTGGTCAAGCCCAGCGCCTGCAGGTAAGCAGCCATTTCGTTTTGCCCTCCGGCTCCCTGGCCAGTCCTCGCGCCGCGCTCTGAGGCTGCCTGCCCTAACCGGTAAAGAACATCAGACGGTATCTGGCCAGCTAACTCCTGGCGGATCATGTTCGTACTCTGCTCCTCGAGCCCCTGAGCTCCCGGGATCCTGGCGCGCAACGCTGCTTGCTGGCTCTGGCGGTTAAGCTGATTGATGTACTGCGTTACTGCGCTCACTCCGGCTGGCGTCGAAACATCGAAAGCAGATCGCGGCGTAGAATAATTGACTCGCGGGGCAGTATATCCCGGCAGGCTCGAGGGGCCCTGAGGTTCACCCTGAAAACCCGTTGGCTGCGTATAAGTAGCTGGCATGGCGCTCTAAATCGGTTGCGGCCGGAGCCGGTCACTGCCAAAGAGGGAGACGCGCACGGCTGGCGTTATCTTTCCCTGGTAGTGATCCAACTGGCCGTTAAGAAGTGAGAGCGCTTTATCGTGGTGTTTTTTCTCGAGGGCCGGAGCTTGGCTGGCATCCATCCGAGAATAACGGATGCTCTGGCATTCTTCGATCAGAGCCGGGATGCTCTGAATCAAAAGAGGATCCTGATCGTTTTGGACCGGGATAAAATCGAGCCGGCAAAAGGCTGAAACCTGCACACTGCCGGCCGGAGTGTTGCAGCAAGTTTGCGGCAATCCGTCCAATAAGTACCGGCGATAGCTGGCTGTAGTCTCTCCCGGCTGCATCGTGCTCAGCAGCGTTTGATTACCGCTCGAGTCGACAGTGAAAAATTGAACCTGCCCAAGCGTTACCTCTTTCGTAAAGCTGGTTGGGACGATCAGGTTAGAGGAGTCAGCAAATGGCCCAGCCAGATAGATCACCTCGCCAGGAGTCGCCGTCTGCGTGAGCGGGTCGACTCCATAAATGGGCATCCCGTTTTGATCGGTGCCACCGATCGCCACTCTCCGGCCGGCATCGGCCGCGTTGGTGAAGTAGAGCCGGATAACCTGAGGCACAGTGGGCACGGGGTTAAGGCACGGAACCGGATCCCGCTCGAAAGCTTGCGTGCTTCCAGTACACCCGCTCTGGCAGTTAGCGCCGCAGCCTCGAGGATGCAAGCCGGTGCCAAATTCGAGGTACTCCCAAAGCTGGTTGCGCATTCCGATCGGCCGGTTACAGACGTCAAAGGCCACTGGCCGCGCCACCTCTCGAGGCGTGATGATATAGGCGTGACCGTTGGACGGCACAACCGTAAAGGCCATGACTGCAGAGCCTCCCCACCATCCCTCATCCGGAGTCAGGGGATCAGTAACCAGCTTTTCTTGAGCCTCATTGATGAAAGCGAACACCCGGGAGATATCCGCCGCGCAGAGCCCGATCACGCCGGGAAGTGAACTATTCCTGGCGAGTCCTGCAGTGGGGCGGTTCGGCATATCGGTCTATTACTCCTCTTTCGCTTGGTTTGGCAACTAAAACTCAGTGATAGACGTTCATCGCTGCAGCGCCAAATCCTGAGATCCAGAGGTTATCCCCGGCAATGGCGAAAGAATCGACGTTGGTAGTTTGAGCCAGAGAGCAGAGCTCAGTATTGGCAACTGGATCAACGAAATGGATCTTTGTGTCGCCGCAGGGCAGAGCCAAAACGCCCTTGTTAGGCCAGTAACGGGAGGAGGTTGAGAGCGAGAAATTTCCCAGGCTGATCACCGTTTCAACCGTGTCCGTAGTCACGTTGTAGACGTGAACTTTTGCAAGGCCGCTGCCGGTGTTGCGGGTGAAAACGTACAGGCGGGTAACATCTGCTATCCAGCAAACGCCCACGATCCGATCAGTGCCGAAATCTACTGCCGATTGCTGAACATGGGTTGTGGCATTGAAGCTCCGGAGAAAGCTGCGCAGGTTGTCATTAACGTACGTGCCCACATAGTACCGGCCATTATCAGGGCAGTAATCGAGCTCCGTAGCGATCTCAATGGATGGGCCGCCAGGGGCAACCGTTACCGAAAATCGGGTAAAAGCGTTGGTTGCGGGATTGAGCTCCAAAGCGTCTGTGTCTGCGCTCCCGCCACTGCTGCCCAGCATGAGTACTTTGCTAAGGGGGCTCACATATCGCATCCCGTAATAGCCAAACAAAGCGCCGCTCGCGCCGTCAACGATGGTTGCGCCCAGGACGTTTGTTGCAGTGTTTACGATCTGGATATACCAAGAGCCAAGCCCAAAATCGTCGACGGTCATGAAGAGCTTATCCGTGCCAGGAGCATAGGCCGCGCTCTGAGGTGACCAGCCTACGCCTCCGAAAGGTATCGTGCCTAAAAGCGTCACGCTATCAGCGTCATAGTATCTGAACTGATTCGCGGTATTGTCCGTCGCGTAAATCTTGTTGGGATGAAGGATCTCCCCGGTGAGCGGCGCATAAGCAGCAAGGCGGCCGGAGCCCACTGCGAAGCTTGTCAGGACGGTTGGGCAGACTGCGTTATTTTGCGTCACCAGCGACGCCACCAACTGGCAGCGAGCGCCGCCTGTAGTTGCGTCGTGAATCTCCAAAACAAAGCTACTGGTACCCGCCGTTGTCGGCGTGCCCGAAATAAGGCCAGTCGCGCTCAGAGTGAGCCCTGCAGGGAGCGCTCCGGCCGCCACACTGAACACATACGGAGGTGTGCCGCCACTGGCTGCAAGCTGGAAACTGTAAGCGGATCCCTTCGTGACCGTTGGCGCAGAGGCAAAGTTTGTGATTCCCAGGATCGCCACCGTGTAAGTCCTGGCCGTTTGCTGGCCGGAAGAGTTGCGCGCTCTAACCTGAAAAGTGAAGTTGCCGGCCGTTGTCGGAGTGCCGGAGAGCAGGGCGCTCGTTGAATCGAACTGCGCCAGCGTTAGCCCAGGCGGCAGCGTGCCTCCGATCAGGGTGAAAACAAAAGGGCCCGTGCCCCTGGTGACCGCAATAAACTCCGCATACGCCACGTTTCGACACCCTTGGGACAGGTTCGAGAGACAGATCATCTGCGCATTGGCGATCGCGCACGCGTAAGTCCTGGCAATCTGATCAGAGAGGCTCTGAGAGGTTGTCGTAAACCATCCGGCCGGAACCGTGTAACTGAAAGGCGCGCCGCTGGCGCAAATGGCTGAGCAAGTCTGAGCCGCATTGGAAAAGAGCGCCGGTATCACTCCATCTCCGCCCTCGTTGCTCCGGCCGCAGAGGTAAGACTGCCTGCGCGCACAGACGTTTGCCTCCTCCTGCGAGGTGAGCGAGACACAAACCGTTTGGCAGCCCTCCGCCCAATAAATCGGCAGATCGCCAGTATCCCGGCCGGTCAAATCCGGTGGCAGGGGAAAGTTGGGATTCCAAAACGTCCAGGCAAAGGCGCGGAAATCGAACAGGTCCGGAGCTTCAGAGGAGAAATTACTAAACGGGGTGTCGATCCCTTCACAGGTAATCTTAGTCTGACAGGGGATGATCGGCATATCATTGAGCGCAGTTTAGCCCCTCGTAGAGCGATTTCTCTTTGAGCTCAGAATACAGCACAATCCCGCGGATCCGCATCCAGCCTTTGATCGTGAGCCTGATTTGATGCTGGTAGGCAACCGTTGACGGCCGATTCTGGCCGGGAGAGCAAACCGGAGCCGGTTTCGGGAGCGTCACGGTCCATTTGTAACCCTCCCGATAGTTGGGCGGAGGGTAGCAATTGGGGTTGCTCAAATCCTCCTGGCAGTTGCGCGCCACGCAAACTTGATTTTCGATCCATTTGTGCCAGCACGGATCAGCGTCCTCCCGGTAATCTACGGAGAGGAGCACAGTGCCAAAAATCTTATCTACCCAAATCTCTCCGCCAACGAGCTCCTTAAGCTCAAACTCTTTGCCCCAGGTAAAGGCAGGCGTTTCGACTATCCACGATACGCGGCGCTCCTCACTCCCGATGACCGGCGTAAAATCCGTGCGTGAGGTTGTCGTGAGCTCCCAAACTTCGATTGACTGATCGACTCTCGAGACGTTCACGGAAAAAGCTCGCTCGAGCCCTCCGAAATCGCCGGCAAAAACCTGCAGGTGATCCAGCCCGTCAAAAACTCCATCCCAAGCCGGCTGATCTCCCGGGTCATCCTGCAGGGAAGAGATGATCTCGAAATCCAGCGCCGCGATGCATTTATGAATGACGCCTCGAGTACTTTGCTCGGGGAGGATTAGCTGCAGCATCCGGTTATCGAAATAGATGCCGCTGGAAAACCGCATAAGGGCCCGATTGGTAGCCTGCAGAGCCCTCTTGATATTGTTCGAGGCGCTCTTGTTGCCCCACTGCTTGAAGTAACGGAGTGCCAGGAAGAAAGAGCGGATCGCCGGATCCAGCGACTGGTAAAACAAATCGCCGTTGACGTGCGTTATTCCCCGATCGCTCACGGCTCCATTGTTGAACTGCGCAACGGTCTGCAGTGGCTGATTGGCGGAATTGGCCGCAATCCAGTCCGCTCGAGTGACCGGCACAGAGAGCGCATAAACCTGCTTGCGCGTGAAGATGTAAAGAGGGCCCTGGCCTAAAGCCGTATCGAGGTTGGCAGAATAGGCCAGTGCGCGGATTGTCCCGGCCGTAGTCGGGATCCGGAAACCATCTCCGCCAACTGCCAGGGGATTCTCCGTAACGTGAACAACTGAATCGAGCCGGTTGTAAGCCGGTGTTCCTGATGGGCCGCCAACGATATCGCCAGCGCTGTAGGATCTGCCCTGCGCGTACCAAATGCGTTGAGCGTAATAGACCATCATGAACGCGGCCGGGAGCTCGTTATTCATGTTGCCTACGCCCAGGATCCCGTTGCTGCGCCGCAACCCCACTCCGTCATAGATGATCGGGAGGGTTGTGCCGTCGCCAGCCTGGATCACTACAAACTGTTCGGCTTGGACAAAGAAGCCTTGGTCGACTCCGGCCGGATGGAACTGGCCGAACTTCACGGAGAGATCAGTAACGGTGAACGGAGCCTCGAGCAGGACTTGGTAAATGTGCCCCGAAATCATTACGAGCAGCCAGGGGTTGGCCGCCACTGGATCGTACATGATTCCGCCCTGGTAAAGCCCGTCTGGAGTGATTCGGGGGATTAATTGAACTATTCCGGTGCGCTGGCTGATCGTGCCATCGCGAACAACTCCATTGATGAGCCAAGCGAGTTGATCCCGCCTGAGCCCGTGCGGAATCACGTCTGATCGAATCGTAGTTACGAGGCTCGAATCGACTCCGCCACTAAAATCAAAGGAACCATCCGTCAGGACGGTAGTTTTTGCCATGCGTCATTCTCGTTGCCGGGAAGCAATTAGGCGGGTGGCGTGTCTTGCTGGTAACGGGGATCGTTTTCTTTCGCCGCGAGCGCTGCGGTAAAAGCGGCATCCTGCTCCGCAGTCCATTCTCCCGATTGTCTCAGGTTGGTGCGTAGAGCCTCGAGCCATGCAATAAACTCAGTAACTCCGGTTGTCACCAACGGGAGCACTTGGAGTCCAATTTGGATTAAGCCTGCAGCTTCCATAAACAATTAGCGGTTAGGAGTTGAAACGATGTTAGACCATGAGTTGCCCTGCAGGACCAAGAGCCTCAGTTCAGAGCTTATTTGATAGAGCAGGTTGGAGTTGCCGGCGCTCCGGTTGTCTTTGTACTGAACCTTGAGATCTTGCACGTTGCGCTCAATCGCCAGGATTCGCGGCGAGTTGTGCGTTGGCGATACCGGGATCGGCGTGCGGAGGTACTCGCAGAAATTGTGAAAGGCGGGTGCATTGGTGCGCCAGAAACCGCGATCGGCGTTGTCCACGCCCAGGAGGAAATCAAAGGTAGCATCAGCCTGCTTTTGAACCTGCTCAGTGCGGACCACAAACGGATCGGCGTTGGGATCCAGTGTCGCACAGCCGGTAAACAATGGGAGAATGCAGGAGGCAATGAGCCAGCCAAAGGCGATTCCAGTGATCGCGCCACTGAAGGGAATGAGTAATCTGGACAGTTTGAAATTTTTCATGTTTTTGCCGTTTCTGCCGGAGTCTGCGCCGTGATTGTCGTTTGCCGCAAGGAAAATTCCCGGGTGTCGCCAGTGTCCAAAGCCATCGGGAGCCTCCCTCGAGCCGCGTTAGCGACTGCTTTGGAGCAGTAAGCGAGCATCGTGCTTGTCCAATTTTTGGCAATCGCCGCTATCAAAAGCGCCTTGCTCGTTGTGTCCAACTGGCTCCAACTCACGTTCAGAAATCCGATTATGAACGCATCTAGGAGGGAGTTGGCGGAGAAAAGGCAGCCGTACAGTATCGCTATCCGGTAAGCGATGATCCCCGCGGAGGTTGCTCTCATTAAATCTTTCATTAACGGTTTTCCACGCAGCGATCCCGATATCGAGCAGCCAGAGCGCAACCGCACCTATGAGGAGCGCGGCCGCCAGGATGCTCATGGGGGATCCTTGAGCTTAACCGCGTCTGTGAGCCTCGCTACGGAGATGGTAAGGCGATCGATTTTGGCGCTGATTACTGCGTTATCGGCATCGCGCCGCGCAATCTCAGCATCCCGGCGAGCAAGGTCATTGTGATACACCTCGATCGAGACGTAGCCAAGGCGCATCTCCTCTCGGGTTTCGAGACGGCTGTTGCGCAGAATCAGCAAGCCGCAAGGGATGCCAATCAGGGTCAGGAGAGACAGAGCGAAAGTCGCCCACTCCCTCAGTTCTCTTGTACGCTCAGTAGCCATGAGCGCAAGAGTAAGGGAACCTTACGGGAATACGATGAAGAACGCAGTGATCACGATAGCCCCCAGCCGGAGCCAAAAGATCAGCGTCAGCATTTCGTTGTGCCACTGAGTCATTCTCGAATTTTACGCTCATTCTGATTATTTGCTCCTAAGGCAATGACCCTATACGCCTTGACCTGCAAAGACGGATTCCTGAAAATGGAAATGCCCCGACACTGCTGAAACAGTTCGGAGCGTGGCACAAATCAAACTATCTGACTTATGCAAAACCATCCTAAACGCACTCATTTCAGGCGCAAGAGCATTCGAGGCAAAGGCTTTCCTCATCCCAATCCGATTTTGGCGGCGCACGGGCTTTCTGAAAACTTCGTAGAGAGGTTCTGGAAATTTGTTAACAAAACCGATCATTGCTGGCTCTGGACTGGCTCTAAAAATGGAAAAGGCTACGGCCAGATCTCGAGGGGCTTTAGATTTCCGGGGATGATCAAAGCGCATCGCGCCAGTTGGCTTATTCATTTCGGGGAGATTCCAGAAGGCAAATGCGTCCTTCACGATTGTCGACCGTCGCGGGATTGCGCGGCGTGCATAAATCCTGCCCATCTCTGGCTTGGTACTGTAATCGAAAACAATGCCGATCAGGGACGAAAGGGAATGCGTAGTCCGCCTCCAAGATTTTATGGTGAGGAATGGCATAAGATTCACGATAAGTGAAATCAGACTGCTCCTCCGCCCAGCGCCGTCCGGAAAGCTTGAATCGCGGTGTAAGCCAAAGCTGATTCTGCTGATGAAAGCCCCGTGGTGATCGCGATGAACGAGAGGCGCTTGAGTGATTCGCCGGTAACGCCTCCGCCGTTGTTATTGGCACCAAAAGCGAAAAGGGCTTTGTCTGCAGCCGTGCCTCCGATCAGCCCAACTGAGTTGGCGATCGAGGAGTGCGCCACGTTCGATCGCGCAAAGTAAATGTCAGCGCGTGAGGTTGTCGTGCGCTGGAAAGCGTAATAACCGGTCAAGCTGGCAGGGGTGACCGTGCTGATATTGTCGTTTCCGCTGTACATCCAGGCTGCGCCCTCTGTGTTGCCGGCATTGTAATCCGTGAGCAACCCAAAGAAGGATTGGAAGGCAGCCCAATAAACTCCGATCTCATGCTGCACCCCAACTGCATTGTTTGTGTGCGTGTAAACGATCAAGCCGGCGCTGCCATCGGTTAAGCCAGCGCCGGAAGCATTGGGGATAAAGCCAGTATTGAGAAATTTGGTAGCTGCTCCCAGGAGCCCGTTGGCTGTGAGATCTGCGAGGATGAAATTGGTATTGGCCCAGGAGGCATTTCCTACCCCGTTGTAAAAGATCGGGGTAATGGCCGCGATCAGGCTGTCAGAAACCAACGGGATAGCGTGCAAAATCTTTCTGATGATACCTGCAGACCAAAGGTCCGTGGCCAAGGTGTGAACGGCGCTCTTGCTGGCTGCCCCTGGCGTCACGCCTCCGGCCGCTACGATCCGGTTTGACCAACTGCCAACGTAAGAATCGCCAATGTCCCCCCAGCCTCCGCCGAAACTTGTTCGGAGAGCATTAACCGCATTGAAAAAGGCCAGTGACTCCGCGGCCGTCAACCCGTCATGAACCGCGGCAAAAGAGAGTGTGTTCTTGCTGTAGTACGGGATTGCCCCTCCGGCTGAGTCGCGCACGGCTCCGAAATAAATCGGCGCTGCGCTGAGCCCGAGAGTCTGATTGTTGGTGTTGTTCCCGATCGAGGAGTGGGCAACGTCATTATTTGCCCAATACAGATCCGCCCTCACGACTGAGGTGCGATTGTAAGAGACGTAACCCGCAAAAGAGTCAGCCGCTCCGGTGTTGGTGATCAAACCGCTGCTGAAACTCGAGCCGCCTGCGTGCCCAACTACGCCGCCCGAGTTCTGATCTGCCGCCACAAACATATACTCTTGCGCGGCCGCATTCAGATAGCCCATATCGTACCGCAGCGTGAGGGTCGGATTAGGATCGAGTATCGAGGCAACGATTGTCAGTCCTGCGCTGGCGAGGCTCAATTGAGTGCCGCCAACTCCGGTATTGAGCGCCTTGGTGCCGTCGCAAGCCAGCCCGTAAAGGGAGAGATCCGCAGCGACAAAATTTGATGCGCCAACATCGGGCCAGGGATCAAGGCCAGGGCCAACTATGAGCGGAGTCTCTGCGGCGATCAGGTTGTCCGGAGCAACCATGTTGATCGTTTTCATCTTGCTGAAGATCCCGGCCGTCCTCAGCGCGCCTATAAAGGTGTTGGATGCGTACTTGCTATTGACGGAGGGTGCGGCTCCGCCGTTGATCACTACTCGCGCCGCCCAATCCACCACAACAGGATCCAGAGGCTCGTCAAAGTCGACGCTATTTGATCCGCCGCTGAGTGTCCCTCCGGAGCAAACCTGCTTAACGGTCAGGCTAGTGTAAGGGAGCAGGATCCCAGTCACGTCGACATTGAGCAGCGTGTAATTGGTTTCCCCTGCGTGCGCGGCCGAAATTGTGCCGGTCTGCAGCGTGAGCCCGTTTTGCGCGATGATCCGGTATCCGCTTGGCGAGCAGCACACCTTAGGAAAAACGATGTTCAGAGCGATCAGCGTATGCAAGTCAGGGTCATAAATACCCGTGATCACAGGCACCAGAGAGGCGGCAACGTCTACGCAACCAGTTCCGCCAGTGCCCATGCACAGGAGCTTGATGTAAATCTCCTCGAGGCGGCCGGTGCTCAGGCAGGTAAGGCATTTCGCGCCAGCCATGATCGCCGCGATTGAGAGAGTGCCAGCCAAAATGTTGAGCAGGTAAAGCTCAACTTGATCACGAATCGGAAACAGCGATTTGTAAGGGCCGATCTGGCCGGTCAGTGTCGCCGGATTGAGGGAGCCGCCAGCATTGACGGCCAGGAGATAGGTTTCGACGTCAAGGCGAGCGCTGTTCGGGATGCACTGGTAACAGGCGGCGCTCGCCTCGAGGGCGCTCGGGGACAAGGAAAGCCCGTTGATCACAGTCAACAGGTAAACCTTGGCCGCCAGGGCGAGATGCCCTGAGATCGGCCGGAAAGGCGTAGCCCCTACGGAGAGTTGCCGCGCCGTGAATGTGCCTGCCTGCAGGTTCAGCAAATAGAGTTTGAGGACGTGCTTTTCAAGCGGGGGAATGCAGTGAAAGCACGTCGACTCTCGAGGCAAAGCCTGAGGCGAGCAGGTAGCCATGGGCTAACCTTAGCTGATGGTGCGCCGGCTGAGTTGGCAGAGCAGATAAACCTCTGCCGCTCGAGCCCATTTCTGCTCTCCGCAAGGGACGCAGGAGATCAAGGCGCGCTGCGCCTGGATGGTAGCCGGGATGGAAACTCCGGCGACTTCCGCCGCATTCTTCCACAGCGCCACCTCCATTGAGCCCAGGGTGAAATCTGGCTCGCACCCGATGCAAGCAACGGTGCGCTTGAGGGTATTGATGTTTGTCAGGTCTACGCCGCTAACTTTTTTGTACAACTCCGCCATGAACCGCACTTTTAGCGCCTGCTTTTCAGTGGCGCTCAGACAGTCGTAGCACTTCGCGGCCGTCTGCAGTGTGCTCAGGTTACAATTTGCTAAGCTCATATTTTATGTCTCAGATTTTCGGATTAACTGGCACTAATACTGCGCGCCTCCCGCTTCATCGTGAGCGGCGCTCATAGAATCGATTTCTTCGTTGGGGCTCGCCTCCTCCTCAGGGGTTTCCTTTTCTTTGGGCGCGCACATGACTTTGCAAGTCTCGCCGTAGACTTCCAGAACCTTGACCGTGCGCGTATCCCCTGGCTCAACTTTGTCATCAGGGCCCGTTTGAAGGACCGCAGTTTTGAGAATATCCGTATCGGCGTTTTCCTCCCGCTCCTTTTCGTCGATCGTTTCGGGGGTGCTGCTTTTAGCGGCCGGTTTTTCGTCGCCATAAAGCGAGTCCATCCCTTCGTCCATCGTCTCTGTGTCTTTCATAAGGATTTACTTTCGAGAGGGGATGCGGCTCCCCCACTTCCCGAGTTAGGGGAGCCGCGCCACTCCAACCCAACATTCCCCACTCACTGGCACGCTCTTACCGCCAGCAAGTGGGGAAAGTGTTTAGTCAACCGTCCAGGGGATATTGACGGAGGTGCAAACCGCCCCGGTGAGGGTGATCGTAGTCGCGCTGGCGACAGCCCAAGTTCCCATTGCTGAGAGATTGGTGTTTAGCGAGGCAACGAGCAGCGCCAGGGTGCTTACGCCGTAGATGCGCGGATTGAATATGTTCAACCCGTTGCACAGGATCGAATCCTGCGGAATATCATAGTCGCCGGAGCCGCTGGCCACTGGCGTAAAGGTGAGGACCGTAGAGCTCGAGGGGCAGGTAGCATTTGCGCTCGAGTAGCTCTGCGCAGGGTATGAGCCGCTGCTACAGGTGGGCACGTCCACAACGCAAGCCGGCTCGCGCAGGTGGAAAAATGCTTCTGCGAGCTCAGGATATTCCGCCTGAGTGGCAAAGCGCCAATCAGCGATGAATTTGCCCTTGTTGCGGCGCTCGTTGTTCACGGCGATCGGGTTGCCGTTTACGTCCGTGCCACAGGTAAGGTTATCCATCACGAATTGCCACTTTCCGGCAAAGTCGCGCATGGCGAAAGGCATCTCCGGATTGATCGACGTGGTGTCCTGCACCATGGACGTCATCGCTTTGCGGTGCCAAATGAAGTCGACTTGGATATAGGCGTTATCGTAGTCGTTATTCACAACTTCTTTAATGCCTTCCGTGGCCGAAACATTGGTGTACGGGTAGACGATCTGCAGGGTCGTAGTGCCGTCCGCATTCTGCGAATACACGTTGAACCGGAGCGAAGTCCAATCAGCGCGCAAACCATAGTTGCCCAGCTTCCCAACCCATCCGTATTTGTGGTACTTCTCAGCGTCAGCAAAGTCCGTGAAGCGCCAGTGATCGGTTAGCTCGGGGTTGCCCTCAACCATGTTCCAGACTTCATCCATATCGGTTACAAACTCGAGCATGGGTTGAACGGAACGATTGATGTCCTCAGAGAGCGCGCCTTCGCGGATCTGAGGCTGGACGCGCCGTTGCAGGTGGCGAGCGGTGATCTTGCTGGTTGGCAAAGTTGAAACCGTCAAAAAGGTCATGGTGCTATCCCAGGTCGCAGTAATGGGAACCAGCGTATTGTTGGCCGTCGCCCATTTGTATTTGGCGATGCGAATCGCCTCCGTCCGGAACCGGTGCGAGGTGATCAGCGAAGAGGCGCGCCGGTTAACCCTGATGACGTGGGCAAACTGCTGTTTGGCGCGATCGGCGGAAAGAATCTGGTCGAAACAGAAGAGATCAGTTTCGTAGGACTTGCGCTGCAGCTTGTAGCTGTCTCGGGTGAAGCCCAAGCCGATCTTTGTGGTCGACGGGTCGCAAGGCTGGCCAATGCAACTGCCGGCCGAAACGTCCTCCCAGGCTCCGCGGAGATCAGGGAAAACATTCTCGAAACGATCGAAAGTGTGTTCAACGCCATCCTCTGCCGCAAAGCGGCCGATCGAAACGTGCCCGATCCAAGTGTCGATCGGGTGCATCGAAAGGATGATATTATCGTCAAGGTGTTCGGACTTCCGGCTCAGGTAATCCGTGAACTGTTTGCAACTGAGTGCCATAAAACTAAAATTTTGATCGGACGTTAAAGGTTAACGGACGTTTGCTTAACTCTCCGTCCTATCAGGCGGGTGACTCCCGGTGGGAGCTTAGCGGCTGCTTTTTTAGAGTCCTGAGTCGCACTGGACTTGCGAGTGACCGGGGCTCGCGCAATTCACTGATCGCGGGAACCAATACTCTCGGGAGGGTGAGAGGGTCAAGAGCTATTTTTCAAGCGGCGCAAAAACGGCATCGAGGATCGCCTCCCGATTTGCGTCCAACCTTTCCGCTTTGGTCTGAGGCTGCAGGACGGCAAGGACGTCATCGATGGAGCACAGGCGCAGGTGGGATCCGATTGAACGAGTGAGCTTCTGCCCGGCGTAAAACGACACCAAAACTTTGTCTCCAGGCTTAATCTCAGGGAGGATCGAATATCCGTTTTTGGCTTTGCGCCAAGGCCCAACGGCGATCACCAGAGCATGAGCCGGTTTCTCTTTGTCACCCCTCTGCCGATCGTGCGCGATATCCGGCAGAAACAGCCCTGAGTCAGTCGTTTCCCGATGCGGCAAGATCTGCAACAGGCATTGGCACGAGAGCGGCCGGATGGTTCTTTGAGTTTCCATTGACGGGAGGGAGTAAGCCTAACTTTCGCTGTTCTTTTTTTGGGAGCGCGCAACGCTGCTTATCAGATTCGATGCGCTCCGCCCAAACGTGGGCGGCCGCGTGATCTTGCATCGGCCGGCGCTTGATGAGTTTGGCAAGCTGCGCGGCCGTGAGGTTTGCGTATTTCACCGTCTCGGGCCCTTGGCTGAGAGAGCATCGATCTCAGATTCGTACTCGTTGGCTGCAGAAGTGGCGGAGCTCGGACGGCCGCCAGCGCCAGGACGGCCGCCATGCGGTTCGCTCTCCTCGTATTGCTTCAAGGATTCCTCGAGCTCAGCAACTCGAGCGGAGGCTTTTTTGAGCCGGAGCGCGAGGCGATCGTGATTGGCCGCCTTGTTGTAAATGAGCGCGTGCAATCGCACTGCCTCCTCTGGCGTTTTCGGCCGCGTCTCTTCCGTTGGGCTAAACATGCGATCGGCCAGCTTCCGGCCTTTATCGAGGAGCGCGTTGCCCTCCTGATCTCCCTCTTCCGGAGCAAACCATGTTTTGTATTTCTCAGCGAGCGCCTGATTGGTCTGCGTCCACATTTTTCGCATTTTCTCCGTCTGTTGCTGCGATTGCGCCTGCTGTGCTTTGAGGCGCTCCCCGCCTTTGTCCTTGGCAGTCCTGAGAGCATTGTCTTGAGCCTCCGCCAGTTCACGGATGAGCTCGCGATGCCGGAGAATGGTTGGCGCGCCGCGGCCGAACATGGCGTCAGCCTGCGTTATCGCCTCGCCCAGCTTGAGCCTCGAGATGTAAAGCAAATCCTCCTCAGTGGCTTGCCGCGTCTCGCCGTTTTCAGTCTCTACCGTGAGTTGCTGAACATCGTTAAGCGCTCGATTCCAGGCATTGAGATAAGGCTGCGCGTATTTCTCCTGAAACTCTTTGCTCGAGGAGTAATTCACGTACTCAATCTCATTTTCGAGCTCCTGATTGCGCTTCTCGATCGCGGTGAGCTTCTCGCGCAGCGGGGTAACCTCTTCCGGCTCCCGGCTCTCGAGCTCTTTAATGCGCGTGCGCGCCTTGGTGAGCTCCGGCTCGAGCTCGTTTTTGATCTTTAGCTGAGCGCGATCGAAAGCTTTGCGCAAACCGGCGTTGGTTTTGAGATCTGCCTCTTCCGGAACCTCTGGCGCGGGTGTCTCGGGAGCGTCCGGAGCGTCCGGAGGCTGGATCTCAGTCTGTGTTTCCTCTTCTGCAGGTGCGTCCGGAGCGTCCGGAGCGTCCGGAACCTCTGCCTTGGGCTTGGCTTTGGGTTTCGGCGCAGGGCGAGTGACTTTTCCGGTTGCATCCAAGTCCTCGAGCTCTTTGCCAACGGTATTGAGCCAATCGCCGTCAACTTCGTGCTTTGGCTGGATCGCTGGTCGCTCAGGTGCGGCCGGTTTCGGCGCTGCCTTGGGCGCTGGCTTTGGCTGAGCGGCCGGAGCAGGAGTGGCCGCGGCCGGTTTCGGCGCTGGCGCTGGTTTTGGCGCGGCTACAGGTTTGGCGGGAGCGGCCGGAGCCGAGGGAGCGTTTGCTGGCATATTTTTATTGAGGCGGTTTTAGCGTTGGAGTGCGGAGCGGTTTTTGAGGTTCTTCGTCCAAATGGAGACTGCGGAGGATCTCGAGTACGCGGCGTGCGCCTACAGTTTGAGAGTGAGTCGCCCAAAGCATGTTGGGATCCCCGGTGGCGTCCGGTAACTGTTCGACGAAAGCGAGCAGGGCGTAATCGCAGGCGGCCTTAAAGGCGGCTGTTCCGGTTATATCTTCGAAAGGTTTGCGGTAATGGCCCTGGCGGAAAGTTTCAAGAGCGTTTTGCATATCAGTAGAATTTTATTTTCCGGTTATCCCTCACTGGCTTGCGCGGCCGCGGAGCTCGCTTAACCGGTGGCGTCGGTTTCGGAGTCGCTGCAGGAGTCGCCAGAGGCGGATATTCCGGAAGAGCGGGAAGTCTTACGGGTTGGTTCATGTAACGCTAGATCGGGAGCATTTCGGCTTATGCTTGCTCCTCTTCCGTCGCCTGATCAAGCGTTTTGATTCGGCCGGCAGTGATATCGAGGGCGTGTTGATCGGCTTTTCGGCGGATCTCAGCGTTAGTCCTGCGATCTTCGCGCTGCTGATCCATCTCAAACTGAACCTGCCTTTGAGCCGTCTTTTGCGCATGGCTCGCCTCAGCGTTTTTGAGCTTCTGCGCCGCCAGGGCTTGGTTTGCCTGTATCTCAGCCATGGTTTTAGCCTGCTCTGCCGCCACTGCAGCTTGCGCCTCGCCGTTGCCGTTACCTCCGTTAGTCTGTTGCGCCTTCATCTGTTGCTGCAGGCGCTGGACAAAGGCTTTTACCTCGTTCATTTGCTCGGAGAGTTGCTGCCGGTAACCGCGCACCTTGTCTGCCTGCTCTTCGTCGGAGTCCATGATCTGCAGGAAAGACTCAATCGTGCGATCCATGGTCTGCCAGCCAATGATATCGGCCAGAGATGCCATCCCTCCGGATTCCACAGCCCCTTGAACCATCTGTGTAAGGTCCGCTAACCAGACTTTCACATAATCTTCGTACACCATGTCAGGGGAGGGCACAAATATGAGCCCCCGCATGAGCCGCTCAGTAGAGAGCATCGCGTCATGCATAGAACTGCTGACTTTGGTTTGCCCCTCGAGCGGAGCCAGATCTTCAGCGATCGCGGCATCGTCCAAAGCGGACTCGATCGAAATGTGGTCAACTTTGCGCTGCGCATCGGGCCCGAGTTTCGGCCGAAGTTGCTGCAGGAACTGAACCTGAGCCATTTCGATTTGCTTGTTTCCAGAGCCAAGCGTGCGCTCCTCAGTGAGCTCCCAGCAATCGACGTCCAAAATCTCCTCCGGCACTCCGTCCTCGAGGCAGGCGCGCTGAAAAGCTTTGGCCATGGGATCGGGGAGCGTGCGGATACAGGCGCGCCGACAAATCTCGTAATCCTTAGCCTCCTCGTATTCGTAAGCCAGTTGCATCATGCCTGAGACAAGCTGATTGACGGTGTTAACCCTGGCCATGGTTTCAGTTGCCGTCATCTCCTTTTCGTTTTTGCCTCCGTCCTGCGTGAAGCTCGAGGAAAAGCGCTGCATTGCAGATTGATTGCGGTTGAAAGCCATCTCGATCAACGCGGCATCGGGCTTGTAGCGCTCATCATTCTTGACCATGGCCACTCCGGCCGGGATTACGCCCATGTGATTGAACAGCGCCTTTTTGATGCGCGTCATATCGGCATTGCCGGCGACTCGGAAGAACCAGAGGAGTTGCTCAAAAATTGCCTCATTGAATTTGCAGTGCAACCGGTTTTCGAGATCGCACACACCCCAAAGCATCCAGCCCAGGGAGCGAACTGAATGGTACCGAAACGGAGTAACCGCGGAGCAGTCGCCAAAGTTGAAGTGGATGATCTCGTTGAGCGAGTTGGCAAAGCGCCGATCGCCGGAGGTGTAAAGGAAACTGCTATTGTCCGGCTTTTCCGGAGGTTTCCCGCCTGCAGGGTATTGCTTGTAATTTTCCTGAGTAACTCCCCAATCAAGGATGATCCGCCGGTACCAACCGTCTGTGTCCTTGGCTCCGCGAAAGTAAAAGTCCCAGCAATCGATCGTGGGCACAGCATCAGAGCCCCAAAATCCCAAATCCTGCTTGGCGAGCTCCTCGATCCGCTCCGGCATGTACTGGTAAGCCGTCGCGTTTGGCTGTTTCTGCGTCATCTGGCGCACGTAATCCCATTGGCTCATAACCGTATCCATCTGCCAGCCAGGATCCTTTTTTGGACCGTGCGTGAGGGTGTAAAGCTGAGCCGGGGTGTATTCTCGGAAAATGGCAAAGCGATCGATGTTCGCGCCGGATACCAGCGTTTCACTTGGCACCATTACGCTCGAGATCGGAACTACATCGGGGACCATGCCGCGGCGAGTGTCCCAATGGGTGGGCCCGATGCCATGGAGCATGACGGCCGCGCCGGTCTGCCGCCGCTGCTCTTTGTAAGGCATACTCTTTCGAAGTACTCGATTGATGTGCTTGGTGATGGTGTGCCCGTACTCGCGCCGCATGTTCCGTGCTCCGCGGTGAACGGCGATATTGAAGAAATTACCAGACTTGAGCATTGCGGAGTTCCACTGCCGGCGAGCGTTGCCCAGGAGGTTAGGGCCCTCGAGGTTATTGCGGTTGATCTCTACCTGATTCTCTTCCGCGAGCGCCTCATCGAAGGGCGGATCCCCGTTGTAAAGGCGATCCAAAATGGTGCGATTTTCTCCGCGAGGCAGATCGGCTAAGCGCCAATCCCAAACTTGCTGATTTACGAGGGAGGCGTTATCCCAACGATCCGTTACTTCTTTCGCGGTGCTCATTCACCGTGGGCAATAAACCCTTGCGGTGAGCACTGCAAGACTAAACGCTGCAGGAGCAAGCCTCAGCGCGATAGATTTTCGCCTCAGGGATGGGGACAATGAAGGAGCCGCCGCCCTCCATCCATTTTCGGTTCTTATCCATTATTTCCTGCGCGAAATTCCAAGCGAAGATGACGGCATACTCCGGATCGTCGACGTAAAAGCCGCCCTGGTTGACGATCGGGATATCCGTGCCGGGAATGTACCGATACCACTTTGAAGGAGTGCAATCGTAGACGCAGGACAGATCAGCGCGGGAGAGCCCCATGGCGTTAATCCAAACGGTGCTCTTGGCGGAAGCTCCAAAGCCCACAACGCGCTTTCCTTCTTTGCGCAGTTGTTTGATCAAGCCTTTGAGCTTCTCGATCGCGTCGGAGCTTTTCTCCGCAAATTCCTGCCAGCTTTTTTGAGTGGCGCTCTCCGCGTCAAGGTACTCGAGGACCGTTTGGCTGGCCTTTATCTCAGGGCTCCGGCGCTGGATCATGAGCAGAATCGCGCCGCCGTGAATGGTGTAGTGCTTGAGATCCTTGAGGCAGAATGGGCCGCCGTTGAGCAGGGCTTTGATCGCTCGGATGGAGAGATAGCTGCAGTGCTCGTGATAAATCTGGTCAAAACTAATCGCCTTGAGTTGATCCATCACGTAAGGCACCTCGATACAAATCAGCGTCTCTGGCCCAGCCAGGAGTTGCAAGTTGGCCATGAAGGCTTGCCAGTCTGGTACGTGGCAAAAGACGTGACGGGCAAAGATCATCCCCACTTTGGGCATCGCTTGGCTCGCCATCGCGGCTGAGACGGGGTTGAAGAAATCGCGGATCGTCCGGATGCCCTGCTTTTCGGCCGCTGCCGCCAGATTTGATGCCGGCTCGATACCGATCACAGCTTCTGCGCCGTGGCTGCGACAGTAATTCAAGAAATCGCCGTCATTGCTGCCAATCTCGAGGACGGTTTTGCAGGAGGCTTGCGCGCTGCAGTCATTCCACAAGAGCTCAAAATGTTGCCGCATGGTGTCACTCTTGCTGGTTACGTAGGGATAATCCTTGGCGTAAAGGATCCCAGGGTCGACAACTACGCTCAACTGCGCCAAACCGCATTGAGGGCAGAGAAGAATCTCGAGCGGCGCAAAACCGGCTCGCTCCTCTGCGTCCTGGCAGAAATCGTTAGCGAGTGGCTGAACCCCAAGGCTGAAAGCAGGCAGGAGGCGATCGGCGTTGGCTCCGGCTTTTGTTCCGCCAGGGAGAATAGGAGGGCCAAAGTTGCAGGCACGGCAGCGATTGTGAATGGTGTACACGGTTCAGCCTTTCTTTCGGATTATTGCGAGTTGAGGGGCAACGTAAATCGAATCGAGATCCATCAGCCCTCCGGTCATCAGAGGCGCGAGGTAGGTCGCCAGCCACTCCCAATGAGTCTGACAGCCAGGACTTGTGAAACCGCACCCCAAGTCCTCAATACAGTAGAGCCCTCCCGGCTTGATCAGTGGCCACAAACCGGCAAAAGAGATTTGAACCGCCCTTGGCTCATGTGAGCCATCGTCGATCGCGATATCGATGGTTTGCTTAACGTCAGCCGTGAAGCACGCCCAAAAAACCGGATCCGTTTGGTCTGCGGCCATGAACCCGTAACGATCGAACTGCTCCATACCTGCCCCGAACTGCTTTGGAGTGTTCCACTCGTTAGTCCCGCTAACATTGTCGATCCCGATCACCCAAGCGGCATCGAAGTAATCCAGCCAAGTGCGAACCGATTCCCCTCCGCCAACTCCAATCTCAACCAGCTTTACCGGAGTGTGCCGGAGCGGCGTGAAGAATTTCTCATAATGCAACGTGTAAGCCTTGGGTTGGGCATGAGTGCGCGTAAACTGCGTGGCTTTGTCCGTGCCGTGCCTGATCGCGATCTCATCCAAGGTTTTCATCATTCCCATTTCTGGCGATCTACGATGTGAAAGTAAAGGTTGAGTCGGTACTTGGTGCATTGCTGGCAAATGGCGTGCCCTGTGCGCTGCTCGATCATTTGCTCCGGAGTCGTTTCCAAATAATCCGTGAGAGAGATGCGCCGGTCTGCCACGCAGGCGCACAGCGACGTCTTACCATCGTGCCGGATGAACGTAAACATGCCTCCTGCTCCAACCGGACAAGCTGAGCGGAGCGGGATTTGCGCGTACATATCCCTCGCCTGCGTCGGAGGGATCCTCAGCCGATCCATTGTGTCCCGCCACTGCGCGGAGACAGGAGGCAAAGCAAGATTCCAATCCGGCCGGAGGGGCTGAACCTCAAACGGAGTAGCCTCCGCGTCCTTTTCCCGGCAATACTGGATCGCATTTTCCATTGAGATTGCCCTGGCCGTGCTTGTAAAGAGCTCGATCCCGCACTGAGCCGCAAAAGCCTTCATGAGCTCGAGATCCGCCACATTGTCTTTGTAAATGTGGTAATTGACGGAGATTTGCACGCGCTGAGCCGCTCTGGCGTTTGCCTCGCCCAGCAAAATCATGTTCGCCTTAACCTTTTCGATATCGCCGCCAGCGTGCCCTTTCTCGTAAACCTCCTGCGTGAAGCCGGAGAGCGAGACGATCATGAAATCAGGCTTGGCGGCCAGAGTCTCATCCAGGCGCTGAACGTAGTTGAGATTGGTGGAGAGCTCGCAGCGCAGTCCTCGAGCTTTGACGGCTGCGATGCACTCCGGCAAACGAGGGTGCAAAAAGGGCTCCGAATTGCCGTAGAGAAAAACGATCGCTTTGGGATTTTCGCTGGCGATCTTGTCGATAATCTTGCCCATCAGTTCCGGCTCCATGATCCCGGTCTGATGCTCGTACCCAGCTTTATTCCCCTTGGTGCAAGTGGGGCATTTGAGGTTACACGCGGAATTTACCTCGAGAAAGTAGCGCCAGGAGCGAAGCCCGATAATTTCCTTTGTTATCGCGCCATCGATGAACGGCAGAGCCGCCTCTGCGTAAGCCGCCTCGAGCTCTGGACTCATTACGGACAGCCGCCTCCGCCATTGGGCCGCCACTCCTTCACCATCGGCAGCCTTGGACCGTTGCCCCAATAAACCTCAGCCTCGAATCTGCTTTCGAGAGCATCGATACCTGAGACTTTGATCCGTTCACGCATGAAGATGGACGGGAGAGTGCGAACAAAGTTCGAAGTAGTCCACAGGAAATTGCCGGCCGGTATGTGTTGACTGCCATCGGCCATATTGCGCATGAAGTGTGAGCAGACCATTTCCGCTCCCGCTTCAAGGTCCGCGACGCAGGCGCGCCAGTTGGTTACCAAGTCGAACATCATAGCGCGCCGCCAGGGGCCCGAGACGTTTTGGCCGTAAGGGCTCCCGTGCTCATGGGAACTGCCCTTGGCGTGAAGATAAAGGATCGCCCAATTTGGGTTGGCTTTGGCCCATCGCTCGAGCATGACGATCGTTAGGTTTTCCGCTCGCGACTTGAGCCCGTGAAAAGAGAGCTTCGCTTTCGAAGGCAGGAGCATTTTTGCAATGTCCTCGCTCTCCTCGCCTCCGTTGACTCCGACAAAGAGCTCATCAGCCGCGGCGATAAGTCCGGTTCGCTCCATTTCGGTTACCTGCTCCGCAATGATATCGACTGCCATCGGCCGCAGTGTCGGAGGCGTGCCAAGATAGAACAAAGTGTGATAAAAAATACTAATGCGCATGACAGTGTTTTTCTTTGGTTAGGGCTACGGTTATGCCATGGAGCTCTATCCTTGTCCGGAGCGCGCTATGGCACAAATTGAGTTTCTTTGCCCAATCCGCTATGCACATTTTTTGACCGTTGTGCTCGATCATTCTAGTGCGTCGCGTGTTAAGCATCTGCTCTCGCCTCGTTGCCCATCGGCAGTTGCCTTTTGAATAGCCCTTGCCGTTGTCTATTCGCTCGAGAGTTAAGCCTCTTTTGTAGCTCGAAAGCATATCCTCAGCAAAGCTGAGAAAGCGCTGCCACCTCTGGCACACAGTGATCCCTCTGCCTCCGTAATAATTGTAATAAGGATGCCGCGGATTTTGACACCTGCGGAGCATATTGGCCCAAACATCGTAAATAGGGTGCCTCGCTTTTCTCCGGTTAAATCCGTGGGTCAATGTTGTCGGAGCTTTCATGGGTGCGGATAGTAGGGCGGAGCAGTTAACCGATCGCCAACAAGCAAGCCTTGTTGCTGTTCGCGGTGAAAACCTCCCGGCATCCCATCCCAATTTGGCCACTCTGACTCAGCCTCCCAGGTAGCCATGATTGCGGGGTAACCCTGAGCTCTGGCCCATTCCGTAATACAGTTGGCTCCGTGCTCTGCAGGGTAGCGTTGCTCTGGCCGCGTGACCTTGAACGGGTACATGTTCATGATCATCGGAGCCATCCAAAAGCCCGTGGTCCGGAGATGGGGAAAGACATTCACTCTGGCATCGCCGCAGTTGGCCGTGCTGCCGTAGATCGCCGCGCTCCCGTATTTGTGAAATACCTCAGCCATCCTCGAGAGCCACTGCGGCCGGCGCAGGTACGCGCTG